GTGACGCCAGTCCGTCACGTATTCGTGCTCGACGATATCGACCGAGGCAAGCAGGGCATCCATCGCTGGGCGTAATGCAGCCCGCAGCCGCTCGATCTCTGTATTCCCTGCGAGATGCTCGGCCTTCCAGTATTCCGCCCGCCGATCAGCATCAGTAAGCCGGTCGAGCAGGGCGCGGATGGCGGTGGGATTGCAGGCGGCGATGAAGTCGGCGTTGTGCCGCCCTTGGTCCCTGAAGCTATTCACAGCAACCTGGGCGATGAGCAGTTGGCTCGATCCGACCCCACTGTCGAGGATTCTTGAGCCCCATTCTTCGTGGTGCCACGGCCCCGGCGTTGGCCCAGCTTCCAGTGCCGCACGGATGCGGCTGATGGGGTCATCGGTCATTTCTCACCTCGCTTTGCGAGTAGGGCGCGGGCGCGCTCGATTGCCCTACGGGTCTGGCCCGCGCACAGCGCAGGTTCTGACCCGACCTCCCATACGAGCGCATCAAGCACAAGCCGCAGCACCTCCAGCGCCTCGTCGTCCTGCTGCTCTGGCGGGGTCGGTGCTGCGTCGATGGTCTTCTCGCGCTCCAGTTCGATCATCTTGGCCTCGAAGCGCCGCCACGACTTTTCGACCGACACGTTCGTTGATGCGATCTGCGCACGGTGCATCCATGCACCGAGAGCAATCTGCCGTGCTCCCAGGTATTCGTCGTAGCCGGAGTCATGGATGGTCGGGATGTGCTGACCGTGTTCCAAGTCGCCCAACCACAAATCGTCGAACCACTCCGAGAAGGCGATCTGCTCGTCTTTGGCGTTCATTCGTTCACCTCCTTCATCGCATCTGCGATGTCATTCCTGCGTTCCTGCATCAGGGCTTTGATGAGCCGGTCATCCGCCGCCCTGTACCTGCGCTCTGCGTGGATTACTGCCCCCATCGCCCCGGCGAAAAACGCGAACCCGGCAAACGCCGGAAGCCACTCGAATAGGCTCATGCGTTGCACTCCTTCACTCGGTGCAGAATTCTGGCTTCGAGGGCGCGGCAAGCAAGGTCGAACCAGTTTGTCGTCTCAGCCTCCGGGCAAGTCCGCGCTGCCGCTCGAATCGCCCGAAACTCCGCTTTCGTCATCGGCTCTGGCAGTCGGAGTGTGGGCGGGTGGAGATAGAGCGCCTTGGCTTCCAGCGCCGCCTCGATGCGGCTGATGTAGTCATCCATTGTTGGGCGTCTCACAATCGCACCCGTCCTCTGCGCAGCCGTATTGCTTGTCGTGTGCATCGATGCTGTGCCCGCACAGGCGGCACAGGTTCGGCGTTGTCTTGATCCCGTGCGCCCGCTCAACGGCACGCGCTACCCATCTGCCGTAGTCTGGCAGCGTCCATGCCCCCTGCTGCCATATCGGCAGCAACGCGGTAATGTCGGCATCGGTCAGCGGCGTTTGCGCTCGATACAGTTCGACCGCCCCAGGTCTTCCGCGCCCCATTTCGTCCGTGCGCCAAAGGCAACCGCCCCACAAGTAGGCGGCAGGCTCCCTTGCGGCATCATTCGCCGACGACAGAACAGCCCGCGCCTTGTCGCAGATCGCAGGCCATTGGCCTGCTTCATTCATGCGTGTCAGCATGCGCTGCATCGTTTCCCGCCAGTCTGTCCCGGCAACTGGGGTCAATTCGGCTATTCGGTCTTTCGCGGCGCTCAACTGGGCTAGTAGCGAGGTGACAACCCCCTTGCATTCCATGAGGTCGTCGTACTCTTCGCCGGTCAGTGTCACCACGTCAAGCTTCGCGACATTGTCTTTCTCCTCAGGCATCACGCCAGCGGCCAGCAGAAGCGCTTCGCATTCTGCGAACTGGTCTTCGTCCAGCAGTCCAGCAAGCCGTGCGCCAAGTTTCCGCAGCATCTCAACTCTTCTCGCTTCTGCGTTCGCCTCCTTCAATCGGCGGATCACTTCAGCTTCGACAGCACGGCAGGCGAGGTCAGGCCAGTTTGTCGTTTCTGCTTCCGGCGATGCGCGCGCCTTCATTCGGATAGTCAGGAGTTCAGCCTTTGTCATCGGCTCCGGCAGCCGGAGCGTGGCGGCCGGTGGCGTCGGGGCCGCGGCGAGCATGGCGGCGTATCCGGCTTCAATCGGTTGCCATGTTGCCGGGTAGCTCCCGCTCAAAAGATGCCGCTTGGTCAACTCCTCCGCAGCAACAGAATACGCAGCGGTCATCACTGGCGTCGGCTCCACCGGCACCAACTTCCAGCCTTCGGGGATGTTCATTTGTTCACCTCCTTCACTCGGCGTAAGACCTCGGGTGCTACCGCGTGGCGGATCGCGTCCAAAGTGGCCGTTTCGTTTAGTCCCTGTTCCAATACTCGCGGATCCACTCAACCTCCATCATCGGCTCCGGCAGGCGGGCGTAGAGCGGGATCACGTCGGCGTCGTTCCTGTACTTCGCCTCGACCTGTTCGTAGTACATGGTTCCGTCAGCGAGCTTGTCGAACTGGAAGTACGCCACCGCATGTTCGATTTCGGGCTCGGAACGAACACGTTCCGCAGATGTGGCCTCGGCGGCGACAGGTGGGGTCGGTGCGGCGTCGAGCATCGCTTTGTACAGGTCACGGTAATTGCGGGGCTGCTGCATTTCTGCCCGGAACATCATGTCGTCGGTCGGCTCCACCGGTACCAGTTTCCAGCCTTCGTGGTTGTTCATTTGTTCGTCTCCTTCACCCTTCGCAGCACCTCGGCCTCGATGGTGCCGACAACCTCGGCAAGCTCATTCAGCGACAGCCCGAGCTTTCGGCCGTTCAGCCGCATCAGATCATCTGACGCATATATCTCCTCGCCCGTCATCGGCTCAGGCAGTCGGACCGCAGGCATGGCGAGCGGGTAGAGTTTTTCCGCGATGTAGCCTTGATCGCGCTTGCATGAGATGTAGTAGCCGTCGTCAGACAAAGACCACGGGGAACCAAACATTGGCTTGTAGCGCCACGCCACTGGTCCCGCATCCATCGCATCGGCACAGGCGCGGAGGTAGTCTGCAGCCGCAGTCAGCGATCCGCGATGCGACGGCGGCACAAGCGGGATGGCGGACAGCAGCATGTCGGCATGCTCGCGCAGTTCGTCAGCGGTCATTTCATCTCCTTCGGTGCGGGCATAGCCCTTGCGATCTCGGCGCACTCCTCGACGAAGATTTCCGCGTTTCTGCGCGCCTCGGCCTTGGTGGCGAAGCGTCTGCCGTATCGACTGGTGCCGACCATGCAGCCGTACACGGTGCCGATCCACCCGCGATGCAGCTTGCCGTCGATCACTATGTCGCCCTCGGTCACGCCGATGTCGTCTGGCAACGCCATCGCGTAGGCGCGGAGCTTCTGCCGCATCTGATTCTGATTCACTCCGTCTCCCTCTCGCGCTCAACGCGCTGTTCACAAGGCCGCTTCACAGGCGGCACCATCCAGGTAGTCAGCCAGTCGGCAGCCGCACGATCGATCCGCCGGGCGCAGGACTTGCACTCGGCGGCAGCAGTGCCGAGGCAGCGGGCGAGGTCGGTCATGCTGCGGCCTGCTCGGGCTCGGTTGCGGCTTCGATCGCATCGACAACCGATTCCTGCGCCTCGCGGCCAAGCCCAGTGAAGCCGGCGGACGCGCGCACCATGCGCAGCGCATCGAACATCTGCTCCGAGGCGGCTTGCAGCCGACCCATGCGCTCGGCTTCGCGCTGGCGCGCTGCGCGTTCCGCAGCCTCCCTGGCCTCGCGCTCGGCCCGCTCCTTCGCCTCGCGCGCTTCCCGCTCGGCGCGCTCGGCGGACTCCTGGGCGTCCCTGGCCGCGGCTTCCTGTTCTGCCCGCTCGCGCTGGGCACGATCGAACGCTTCGCGCTCCGCAGCCAGGCGCGCAGCCTCGGCGTCGATCTCGGCCTGGCGGGCCGCGCGCTCCTCGTCTTCCCGGCGGCGGCGCTCGGCGGCGGCGGCCTCCTCGGCTTCGCGGGCGGCGCGAATCTCAGCCTCCTGCCGGGCGCGCTCCTCTCGTTGCCGCGCTTCCTCGGTGGCGCGTGCTTCGGCCGCGGCCTTCTCCTGCGCTTCACGTTCGCGGCGCAGCGCCTCACGCTCCTCGCGCAGCCGGCGGGCCTCCTCTTCCTGAGCGGTCACACGGGCATGTAGATCGCGCAGCGAGTCCAGCGCCGCGTCCTTGGCTGCCTGGGCGCGCTCGCGGAACTCCTCGAAGTCGTCCCCGATGTGCTTGGCCTCCAGTGCCTCGATTTCGGCCGCGATCACAACCGAAGACCGGCCGGCAACCTTGGAGACCGTGGCCTTGATCTCCTCCAGGCGGGCGATGATCGCTTCGACACGCTCGCGCTCGGCCGCTTCGCGGGCCTGCTTCTCCTGCTCGCGGCGGGCCTCATCGGCCTTGATCTGTTCGTCGATGGGCGTTTCGAGCGACAGGATTTCGTCGGTGATGCGCCGGGCCTCGGTGTCAATGCGCTTGGCGTACTCCAGCGCCGGAGCCTTCAGCTCCTTCCGCTTACGCTCCAGTGACGTGCGCAGCGTCACAAGCTCCAGACGCGCGGCGCGCGCGGCCTTGTTGCCGGCGGTGGATGCGAGGTCGAATGCGGTGTCGGCGTACTTCGTGCGCAGCTCGGCGAGCGCGGATTCGGTGGGGCTATATTCGGCGATGGCCGCCGTGGCTTCGGTTGCGGTGGGCATGTGGGCTCCGGGTTATTTGATGTCGATGCGGTAGCTCTGCGAGAGCGCGCAGCCGGGAACGTCCTCTCCGGCTTTCAGCGCCTCTGCGATGCGCTTCTTGTCCGGCTCAGGCGGCGGCGGCTCCGGGGTGCGCATGTAGTCCTGCGGCACCTGCGCGGAGTCGAACACGTCCACGGCCGGCGGGTTGGCGCGCACGCTGAGGACGAAATGCGGGGACTCGATCTTCTGGATGCTGGCCATGCGCATGCAGTCCAGCAGGTACTGGCGCAGCCGCTTCGACCTTGCCTCGATGGCTTTGCGCCGCGCTGCCATCTGCTGCTCCGCTGCCTTGATGGCATCGGCGCTGGCTTCCAGGTTGCGCACCACGGCGGCAACACTCGTGCCCTTCGCCACCAGCGCGCCGGCCTCGCCTTCGAGCGTGTCGGCGATGGTCTGGTCGTCCAGGTCCAGGTCGGCCAGCTTCGCGGCCAGGTCGCGGTATTCGGCCGCGATCAAAAAGAGTTGTGTCATTTCCACGCCTCAAATCTAACTATTCTGCTGATGTCAGACTGTCGAACCCCGTATCGGGCCGCAATGGAAACCTGCGTCTCCCCTCTCTCATGTGCGGATCGAATTTCGTCTATTTGCGTGCGATTGAACTTTGCGTTGCCGTTCCTCTCCCCGGACAGCAACCCCCGATACATACGCATGGGGTTTCTATCTCCGCTCGGCGGGCCGCCTCTGCTCCTCCCTTTTTTCACCATATCCTGCGCGTTGTCGCGCAGCGTGCCGAGGAATAGGTGTCGAACGGAAACGCACGCCGGCGTATCGCACCGATGCAAGACATGCAAACCGTCTGGTATCGCGCCGTTCTCAATCTGCCATGCGACGCGATGCGCGTATTGCTGCCGGCCTTCGTAGAAAAAGACGCCATATCCGAACGGCACGGATGCGGCAGTCCAGATCAGGCATCCTGAAAAAGGAACTGGCTCGCACTTCTCTCCGAATCTGTCAACTTCGCTAATCCCACTCCACCGGTTGCGCTTTGTCCTTATGGGGCTATGCACGTCTCTACTCCTAGTTCCTCGGTCGCGTACTGTTGGACGCGCTCGATGTAGGTAGTGAACTCGGCCACGGAGAGCGTCGTCGTGCTGATCGGCACGCTCATGCCCCCTGGCGTCTCCTCGAATCCGATGAACTGTCCGGCGAAGTGGGCGTGCCACGCATCCCGCGAGAACCGCCGGCCATCCACCCATGCCGTTTCCGCAATCTCGGCGAGCAGCGCCCAATACAGGCGGTTCTGCTCTCCGGATCGCTTCGCCTTGTGCTCCGAGACGGTTACGGCCAGCGGCTTGCCCTGGATGGCCAGCGCATGCCAGTTGACGCGCAGGAAGGCCCACAGGCGCTTTGCCACCGTCTCGTCACGCAGCACGAATGTCTGGTGCATGGCCATCGCTCAGAACGGGATATCGTCGTCTTCGAAACCGGCGTCGGCATGCTGCGCGGCCGGCGCTTGACGGGTCGCGGTGCCGCGGTTCTTGAGCGGCTTGTCGCGCAGGGTGGCAACCATCTTGGCCAGCACCTCGGGCTGCGTCTTTCGCGACAGGATCTCGGATGCAGTCAGTTCGGAGTCGGCGTCGAAGACGCTGTAGAGGTTCATCTTCGACCCGACATCGCCGTTCTGCTTCTCGTATTCCTCGCGCTGCAGCAGCAGGCCGATCCGCTTGCCGGTCAACTCCGGGAAGATCGTCGCGGCGGCTTTCACGCGCGAGCGGCTATCGGAGTCCCACCGTTCAACCTGGCCGGGCGTCGGGCTGATCGTCTTTGCGCGCAGCACCGTCATCATCGCGTTGAGCACCTTGAGCGACGGAAGTTCGTCGCCGGCCCTGTTGTACGTCCACAGCGTCAGGAAGTCGGCCGTAGCTCCATCGTCTGCGCGGAACGAGAACTCCACGCCCTCTGTCCCTTGCTTTGAGGTGACTGCCTCTGCGCGGGTTAGGGTGCCGACGTACTTCCCGGTCTCGTCGATCCGGCTCATGGTGTTGTCGGCCGCTGCGGCAGACTTCGTGTTCAGGTCGTAGCTTCGTGCCATGTTCATTTCTCCGTGGTCGTGAGGTCGTAGTAATCGCAGATCGCGGCATCAAGTGCCGCGAGGTCGTTGGGGATCATGTCGGCGTCGAACAGGCCGATAGGGGTCTTGGTGGTGTCCTGGCCGCTGTTGCGGGTGGCGAACAGGTACTCGCCATCACGAACCACGGTCCGCAGCACGATCGAGAAAAGCCCCTCGACGGTGATCTTCTCGTCGAGCATCTTCCCGATCGTCTTGGCCTTGGTGCGCCCGAATTCGTCGGTAGTCGAGTGCGCCAGGATGTAAACGCGCACCTGGTCTGCAAGCTGGCTGGCCGCGCTCAGGACATCCCAAGCATGCCGGCCGATGTCCGAGAACTTCTCGTAGCCCTTTTCGTCGCTGCGGCGCATGTACTCGTTGGCCAGCAGGTACTGGAAGTCGTCGATGACGATGATCGGACGGCGCGTGCGCTGCATCAGCGTGACGATCTGCGCGGAGCTGTCGGTGCTGAACACGTTGCCGGTCGGGCAGGTCTGCTTGTCGAACCGCTTCCAGTCAGCGGAGCGGAACGGGAGCGGCTTCTTGACCGTCTGCACCAGCAGCGTTTCGGCTGCCGGCAGGTTGCGCATGGAGGTTGACTTCCCCGTTCCCGACTCTCCGATCACCAGCGTTGCGATGCTCATTTCTCAGGCTCCTAAGTTCAGAATTCAGTAGTTCGTCGGACTCGTCTTGCTCTTGCCACTGGCCGATCTCGGCCCACCATTGCGGGTCCATCTCAGCCTCCCTGTAGTCGTTGAATCGTCAATTCCGGTTGTTCGCGTCGCTTGGCACGGGCCTTCCCGTTGCACGGTTGAGAGCAGAACCGCCCTCCACCTTGTGCAACTTGTGATGCGCGAGGAAGAAACTCACGCCCACACACTTCGCAACAGCGAAGCCGTGTCAGAGCGCGCAGTCGGCCAGCGTGAACAATTGACACTTCAAGGGCGCGCTCAACCGGAACGCCGCGCTGCAACCTGTATAAAAGCGTGTTCGCCTTGACGCCGCACTTTTCGGCCCATGCCGACAAGGTCATCGTCAGCCCGTTGTTTGTAATCAAGCGGTTTGCAGACGTGTTGTTCGCTTGTTGCTTTGGCGTGGCCCATCGGCAGTTTCCGGGTTCGTAATGCCCGTTACCGTCGATTCGATCAATCGACATTCCATCCGGCGCTTCACCCATGTCTGCAAAGAAGTTCAGGAAATCTTGCCAGCGTTCACAGACACGAATTCCTTTCTCGAAATACAGTTTGCGAGACTTCCCCAGGGCGGCGTCAGAGCATCGAGCCTTCATTCCTTGCCAAATACGATAGGTCCGCGTGCTTGTAAGCCCGTGCGTGGTCAGATACTCGGACGTAAACCTTGGGGACGCGCACCCGCAGCTTTTATGTCTTCCTGCTCGAAGCCCTGTCCCGGCGACGTTCCTTGTTTCTCCACAGTCGCAAACACACCTCCAGACCGCGGTTCCATCTGGATGATTTGCTTCCCTAGCGACAACAAGCAACTTTCCGAAGCGAACGCCGAGCATGTTTTTCAGTGCCATCAGTCCACCCGCACCGTCTGCGCCCATGACTGCGCGACCGGCTTCCACTCCGGAACGTCAAGCGCCGGCCAGCCCTCGACCACTGCCGCGCGCTGCTGACGCTCTCGTGCCCGGCGGATCGTCTCGGCGACGTTGGTCGCTGCCGCCGAGACGTACGGGAATGCCGGGTTGCACAGGTGCGACGACGGGTAGCTGGAGCGGAGCGGCTTCATCGCGCCGCCTCCACCACAGCCACCAGCGCCCGCTGCCCGTAGTCCAGATCGGCGAGGCGGTCCGCGAACAGCAGCACCAGCGGCACGACGACGAGTGCGACGAACACGGCCAGCACCAGCGCCTCGGACCTGCGCTCGGCCTCGCGGTCCTCGCTGGTGCGCACGCGATCCAGGCGGGCGAGCCGGTCGCGGCGCGCGCGGCGGACGATGCGGTAGGTATGCAGGCCGTTCATTCCGACTCCTCCTCGATCTCGCGGCACCGCTCGGCATGCAGCGCCTCGTACACCGGCTTGATTGCCTGCATCACGCGGCTGCTGCGCTGCCAGGGCTGCGCGTCCATGTACGCGACGATGGCCGTGCGCACAAGGTTCTCCAGCAGATCGACTTGGCACGCCCGGCGCGGCTTGCTGTCGAGCAACCACAGCAGTTCGTCGTACATGTCCTCGGGCGACATGGCGCGGATGCGGCGCTCGGCATCAACTGCGACGCACTCTGGCCGGTAGCGCGACTGCGGGTATTCGGTGGCGTCGTAGTCGCGGGGGCGCGGGGTGCAGTCGGTAAGGGCGAGGTGGCTCATTTGTCGCTCCTATCGGCCTCGGCGGCTTCGCGGGTGTTCTCGCGCAGCACGTCGTTGATGTCCGGAAGGTCCGCCAGAAAAGCCTCGGTTTCGCGTGCCTGCTCCAGTTCGCGGGCGAGGTTGGCCTTGCGGGCTTGTTCGTAACGGTGGCGTTGGGGGATGCTCATTTGTCGCTCCCGATGGCTTTGGCGATGGCGGCGCGGGCGGCGAGGATCGTCGGGTGGGCGATTTCGCTGCCGTCGTCTCGGCGCGTCGTGTAGACCGGCTCGGCCAGCTTGAGCAGTGCCGCCAACATGTCGATCCTGCGGTTCGCCGCATCCAGCGCGCGGTCCGCCGCGCTGTCGGGTGCGCGGTCCATCGGATGGAGGTCTGCGAGGAAGGTCATCGTCGTCTCCCGGCTGCGAAGTGCAGCGCATGGAGAGACTATAGGACACCAATGTTCCGCGCGTCAAATATTTTTTTCGCTTGACGGGGAACCGTTGTGTCCATTAGGATTTTGGCATGGACCTACAGACACTCAGAGCGCGACTGCTCGCCCGGCGCGCGAAATGGCAAGAGATCGCAGACCGAGCCGGGCTGCACCGCAAGACCCTACAGCGGATCGCGGATGGTCGCAACATTCCGAGCATTGTCACTGCCGAGAAGATCGGCAGCGCAATGCGCCGGAAAACCGGAGTTGAGCACGCATGAAATCCGCCGACAAGCTGGCCCGCAGACTGGCTGCGCGGATCGCAGCAAATGTCTCCCGCTGCGGTAGCCTGTCCCTCGCTGGCATCTGCGGATCGGTGGTAGCTTGACCTGGGGCGGCTCTGACAACAAACCGCTGGGCGATGTGCACATCCTCATCCTGCGGCTGATCGAATCCGGCAAGGCGACGACGTTACCCGCCATCCGCGCGGGGCTGAAGCATCGCCAGTCAGGCGAAAACATCCCGAACATGCTTGCCGGATTGAACCGGCGCGGCTTTGTCATTCAGACCGGCGGCGGGCAGTACCTCGTCACCAAAGAGGGCCGCAAGTTCCTGCCGACCGCGCAGGCACCGACATTCGACACCGGGGACTACCAGCCGCCGAGCTACGCGCCTGCGCGGCCCGGCGCGATGGATTACGCGCGGTATCCGTCCGTAGCGGCTGGCGTGCGCCGGCCGTATTGGGGCGAGAAGCTGTGAGCCCGCGCGAGTCGCAGGTGCTTCATGTGCTGGCCGAGCATCAGCAGGGCATGACGCTCCACGAAATCGCGGCGCGCATCGGCTGCACTGGAAAGGTGGTCTCCAGCGTCATCTACAAGCTGCGTGACGCCGGGCGAGTGGTGCAGGTCGGCTACATCCCTTCGACGCACGGCGGGCGCGCATACGGCCTGTGGCGTGTCGCTGACTGGCGCGCGCACTTCAAGGCGCGGCCGGATGTTGCGGCGGCTTGGATCGGCAGGGAGGCGGCATGACTCGTTTCGAGTACGCGCAATTCCGGGCGAAGTCCGATGCGCGGCGCGGAACCGAGCTGCCTCATGCGCGGCTGACTGAGCAGGACGTGATCGCCATCCGCCGCAACGTCCGCGGGCAAACCGCGAAGCAGCTCGCCGAGCATTTCGGGGTCCACTTTCGGACCATCGAGAAAGTGCGCGCCTATGAAACCTGGGCGCATGTAAACGAAAACCCGCCGGGCGAACGGCGGGCCTTCTGACCTTGACGACTAGATAGGAGTCGAAATGGCTGACGAGAGTGTATCCCGATACCTGGATTTCCTCCAGGTCAAGACACAGGGCGGATCAGATACCGGATTTGCGCCTGTATGGCTGCCGGACTTCCTGATGGACTTCCAAGCGGAAATGGTGGATTGGGCCGTAAGGAAGGGCCGCGCTGCCATCTTCGAGGACTGCGGTCTTGGCAAGACCGTGCAGGAACTTGTGTGGGCCGAGAACATCACCCGCAAGACAGGCGGGAACGTCCTGATCCTTACGCCGCTCGCGGTGGCGCACCAGATGATTGCCGAGGCTAAGAAGTTCGGTGTGGACGCGAAGCGTTCCTCGGACGGAACCGCGCACCGGATCACGGTTGCGAACTATGAGCGGCTTCACTACTTCGACCCTGCTGATTTCGTCGGCGTTGCCTGCGACGAATCGTCAATTCTCAAATCTTTCGACGGTCGCAGGAAGCAGGAAATCACGGTGTTCATGCGGAAGGTTCCCTACCGGCTGCTTGCCACGGCGACGGCAGCGCCGAACGATTACATCGAGCTTGGAACGTCCTCCGAGGCGCTTGGTTATCTCGGCCACATGGACATGCTCAATCGCTTCTTCAAGAACGATCTGAACAACAGCGCGACGGGCCGCATGCGTGGCGAGGTCATCAAGTGGCGATTCAAGGGGCATGCCGAGGGGCCGTTCTGGCGATGGGTGTGCTCATGGGCTCGCGCAATCCGCCGCCCGTCCGACATTGGTTTCTCTGATGACCGATTCATCCTTCCGCCGCTGACTGAGCGCGAGCATCTGGTTGAGGCGAGCGAGCTCGCTGACGGGATGCTATTCGCTCTTCCGGCTGTTGGGCTGAAAGAGCAGCGCGACGAGCGCCGAAGGACGGTTCAGGAGCGATGCGAAAAAGTCGCCGGGCTGGTGAACGGGACCGGGCAGCCGGCGCTTGTCTGGTGCCATTTGAACGAGGAAGGCGACACCCTTGAGCGGCTGATTCCTGATGCGGTGCAGGTGAGCGGTAAAGACTCCGACGAAGCCAAGGAGGAGCGAATGATTGCCTTCGCGGAAGGCAAGTCGCGTGTGCTCATCACGAAGCCGAAGATCGGCGCGTGGGGGCTGAACTTCCAGCACTGCAACCACATCACGTTCTTTCCGTCGCACTCGTTCGAGCAGTACTACCAGGGCGTTCGCCGATGCTGGAGGTTCGGGCAAAAGCGCCCGGTCAACGTGGACATCATCACGACGGAAGGTGAGCGCGGAGTCTTGCAGAATCTTCAGCGTAAGGCCGTCCAGGCAGACAAGATGTTCTCCGCTTTGGTGAGGGAGATGAACAACGCGAACGCGATCGGCCGCGCTGCCGGTTTCACCCAAAAGCAAGAGGTTCCGGCATGGCTGTGAAAGACCAACTCGTTACGGACCGTTTCGCCATCTACAACGGCGACTGCATCGAGGTGATGCAAGGGCTGCCAGACGCATCGGTTCATCTGTCTATCTACTCGCCGCCGTTCGGTGGCCTGTACCACTACAGCAGCGATGAGCGCGATCTTTCCAACTGCGACGATTACGACCAGTTCTTCGCGCATTACGCCTTCGTGGTTCGCGAGCTTGCCCGCGTGACGATGCCGGGCCGGGTGACAGCAGTTCATTGCATGGATGTGCCGCGCAGCAACAGCGGCACGGATTCGATGATCGATTTTCCTGGCGACATCATCCGGCTCCATGAACGCGAAGGCTGGAGGTTCACCGGCCGGCGAATGATATGGAAAGAGCCGCTTGCAGTTCGACTTCGCACGATGCAGAAGAACCTTGCACATGCGTCTCTTTGCGAGGACTCGATTGATGCCGGGGTCGCGTCCGGGGATCAGCTTCTGACGTTCCGGAGGGTCGGGAAGAACCCGGTGCCAGTTCAGCATCCTGTTGGGCTTCTGGACTACGCTGGCGAGCGCGAAATGCCTTCCGACATACTGAAATTTCGAGGGTGGAAAGGCAAGCAGACGGAGAACCGTTTCTCGCATTGGATCTGGAGGCAATACGCAGACTGCATGTGGGACGACATTCGGATGCAGCGCGTTCTTCCGTACCGCGAAGCGCGGGACAGCGAGGACGAGAAGCACGTTCACCCGCTGCAGATCGACGTGATCGACCGTTGCGTCGTCCTGTTTAGCAACCCTGGCGAGACGGTCCTGACCCCTTTCATGGGGGTTGGAAGCGAGGTATATTCGCCGGTCATGCTTGGCCGGCGCGGGATCGGAGCAGAACTGAAATCGTCTTACTACCGACAGGCAGTCAAGAACGTCCAGGCTGCTGCCGCCGGGTTCTCGTTCGAGGAGGAAAACCTGTCACTCGACCTTGAAGAAGGGTCAATGGAGTGAGCACACGAATCATGGCGCTTTGCTGGCCTTTGCAGCTCCCTCCGGTTGCAAAGGCCGTATTGATATCGCTCGCACGCGGTACGCGCGGTACAGACTGGTGCGCTGAGTTTCAAGAATGCACACGGCTAGGGTAGCTCCCGAAAAGGCGGATTTCCGGCCCGCTCTGCCGATGTGCTCTGGTTTGCCGGGCTTCTTCCGGAGAAGCGAATGATGAACTACTCCCAGCAGCTGAAGCACCCGAATTGGCAGAGGAAGCGCCTTGAAATCCTCAGTAGGGACGGCTTTACCTGTCAGGTCTGCATGAGCAGCGAAAGCACCCTTCATGTCCATCACCGCAGGTACATCAAAGGCCGGATGGTGTGGGAGTACGAAGGGGCAGACCTTGTGACGCTGTGCGAGCAGTGCCACGAAGAAGCGCACGCCACGAAGGACGCCGTGAGCGCCATGTTCGCGCGGCTCCCGGTGGACGGGCCTTCATGCGACCACAACGCGCTCGGCCTAGTCGCTGGGTGGGTGAATGTGTACGGACGAGTTGATACCTCTGAGATTGAGGCCGCCGAACCGCTCTGCTTCGCCGTCGGCGAGATTGCCGGGTTGATCGAGTGCGCGGCCACCAGTGTTCAACAGCTTGTCCGTCTAAGGAGCCTTCTCGTCGAACGTGAACGTGATGGCGGGGCGACCCAAGACGCTGTGAGCACGATTATCCAAGCACTGGAGGGGCGCTGATGGCTCGCGCGAGGAACATCAAGCCCTCGTTCTTCACGAACGACGATCTAGCCGAGGTTCACCCGCTCGGGCGCTTGCTGTTCATCGCGCTTTGGACGATGGCTGACCGCGAGGGCCGGCTTGAGGATCGCCCGAAGCGGATCAAGGCCGAGGCGCTTCCGTATGACGACTGCGATGCAGAAGAGTTGCTGGCCGAGCTGGAGATGCGCAGGTTCATCGTGCGCTACGAGGTTGCCGGCTCGCGCTTCATCCAGATCATCACCTTCTCGAATCACCAGAACCCGCACGTCAAGGAAGCGCCTAGCACCATCCCGCCTCCGGGCGAATGCGGCGCAGCACCGGACAAGCACAGTGCAAGCACAGTGCAAGCACAGTGCGACGCACAACCTGAACCGGAACGAGCCGGGCGGATTCCTGATTCCGGATTCCCTCTTACTGATTCCCCTTCCCGGATTCCAAGGATAGAGAGCGCGCCGCCAGCGAAGCAGGCCGCCAATCGCTCGCCATCCGGCTCGCGCATCCCCGATGGATTCCCGGCATCCGATGAGATCGCTTGGTGCAGGAGCGAGCGGCCAGACCTGGACGCTGCCGCTCTGCGGGAGAAGTTTCGCGACTACTGGACCGGCGTTCCCGGGCAGAAGGGTCGAAAGGCGGACTGGCCTGCAACGTGGCGGAACTTCGTCCGCAGCGAATTCGTCCGACCGCAAGCCCGGGCATCGCCGCCTCGGCACTCCGCTGCCGCAGAAGCTGGCCTGGCCCTGGCCGGCATGACCCGCAATCGCGCCGAGGTGATCGATGTCTAGCCTGCCGATGTCATGGATCGAAACGCTGTTTGCCCGCTTCGCTGCCGCATGGGGCGCGCAGAAGATCGGCGCGATGTTCCCGGCCGATTCTCACGATGCCGTGAAAGCGATGTGGGCCAACCAGCTCGGGCGCTTCGAGGCTGAAACTCTTCGCCATGCGCTGCAGTCGTGCATTGACTCGGGCCGCGAATGGCCGCCGACGCTGCCGGAATTCGTGGCCGCATGCCAGCGCAGCGCCATCGAGCGCAGGGCGCATGCACCGGCTGTCGCACTGCCGCTGCCGCAAGCCACGCCGGAAGTCGCCGCTAGGGCTATCAGCGAGGCCGCTGCCGCGTTCAAACGGCGCGGGCCTAGTCGGGCATGGGCGGACAAGATTCTCGCGCGCCACGCGGCCGGTGAGCAAGTGTCGATGGCAGCCATCGACATGGCAAACCGCGCGAAGGGCGCACCGAAGGAGGCGGCATGACCGACTGCTTCTCCTGTCGCTACTGCCACTGGCATGACGACCTCGGCCGCATCTGGCGCCACCGCCACAACCGGGACGCGCGCACTCGCTGCGCCGACTACGAGCGCGAGGCCGGCAGCGATGGCTAGGGAGTGCAAGGACTGCGTGCGCTACCGCCCGCCTGACACGCTGATGCCGGATGGCATCAAGCCGGCAGCCGCAGTCTGCACTTCGCCGCGCGTTGTCGGCAATCGGCCGTGGGGCTACGTCGCCGTCTCGATTGCGCGGGCATGGGATTCGCCGTGTGGGCCGGATGGGCTTGGATGGAGGGCCGCATGATGCTCAGTGACGACGCAATCGCACTCGACCTACCGTGGCCCCCGTCCGTGAACCGGATCTGGCGCAACGTCGTCATCAACGGCAGCGCACGAACGCTGCTGTCTGCCGATGGCCGCGCCTACTTCGAGCGCGCTGCGATGGCCGTCCTGGCGCAGCGCAAGGGCCGCAAGATCGCCGGCCGTGCGGCAGTGGAGATCACGCTTCACGCGCCGACCAGGGCGCAACTGGACATCGACAACCGCGCGAAGGCGATCCTCGACGCCTGCACTCAGGGCGGGCTGTGGGCCGATGACAACCAAGTAGATGTGCTGCTGATCCTGCGCTCTGACGTGATCCGAGGCGGGGCGGCGAAGGTGCGGGCTGCGGAGATCATGGAATGAGCCGCACCATCGACCCGAACAGCCTCGTCCAGCGCGTCCTGGTGACTGTTGAAAACGACGGCCCGGGAACGGTCGAGGACATCGCCCTACGCGTCGGCGGAGACCGGAAGCGGGTCTATTGGGCGCTGTCGAATCTGACGAAAGATGGGCTGCTCAAGCGGGTGAAGCAGCATGTGGTCTACGAACCCGCTGATGACTGAGGAGACTGGGATGGAACTGCTGATCGTGTTCTGGCTGCTGATCTCGATTGCCGCATGGGCCTCGTGGACGCTCGTGCGTAGGGAGCGCAGCGAGCGGCCGCGCCGCCGACTGGATGGATTGTGACCGACGACCTGCGCGCGTTGTTGGACCAGCTCGACGAGGACGGCGCAGAACTGGTTGGCTGGATCGCCTGCTGCTGGGTCGAGCGAGCAGGTCAGGCGCAACTGCTCGTGGTCGCGTCCGAGTCGGCCCGCAAGGACGCCCAGGCCAACCTCGCCAGTGCGCAGCTCGCGCTCGCGCAGGCTAACGGGGCGATGGGAGCGGTGCATTGAGCGATCGCATCACCGACCCCGAGCGTTACGGCATGGCGGCCAGCAGCGGCCAGCTCACGCACCGATTCGAGCGCATGACGCCTGCCGACACCGTAGCCGCCGCCGGCATGGCCGGACGTACCGAGCCGCTCGGGCTTGCCTTGTGGCGGGTCAAGTTCGCAGGCGACCGGACCGCCTACCGGCACGCGCAGGCGCTGCTGTGCGCCCGGGTGGCCAACGTCTCGCGCAAGCGCAAGTGGGGCGAGACACCGAAGGCGCTGCGCCTGCTCGCGCACCAGGTGTTCGCCTGGACCGTCTTCGGCGTGTGCCCGGTTTGCACGGGGCGCGGGCAGCGCCTGATGGGCGAACCGCTGGCTGACGGGCGGGCCGTGCTGTCCGACGACCTGTGCCCGGCCTGCCACGGCGACGGCGCGACGCCCATCGAGCGGGCTGTGCCGGTGCAGTTGATCGGGCGCGCCAAGGACATCGCGCAGCTGCTCTTCGAGAGCGATCGCACGATGGGCGACGGCATGCGCTACCACCTGCGCGGGCGGGTCTTGCGCAGCATGGATCAAGGAGGCTAGAATCATGCACGCAGCACACAAAGGCCCGGTGATCGCGGGTCACAACTCCAACGACTGCGCCCTGTGGATGGGCGCGCTCGTCCCTACGAAACCCGCATCGGTGGAAACGCCGGCGGGTTTTCGCGTTTCTGAGCCGCAACGATGGCCAAGCCGAAGAACGAAGGCGCGCGCGGCCTGACGCCGAGGCAGGCGCGATTCGTCGGCGAATACCTGATCGATCTAAACGCCACGCAGGCGGCGATCCGGGCCGGGTACAGCGCGAAAACAGCCGAGCAGCAAGGCCCGCGACTGTTGGGCAATGTTGGGGTCTCAGCTGCGATCGAGGCCGCCGTGAAGGATCGTGAGAAGAGGACGGAGATCACGCAGGACAAGGTGCTGCGTGAGCTGGCCAAGATCGGCTTCGCGGACATCCGGAAGGTGGTCCGATGGGGCGCGACGGAACTTCGAGTCTCCGGCGCAGACGAGGCCGGGGCGACCGAGGTTCACCACGGGCTCGCACTGGTCGGCGCCGACGAGATCGACGACGAGACGGCCGCGGCAATCTCCGAGATTTCCGAGGGGCGCGACGGGCTCAAGGTCAAGCTGCACGACAAGCGCGCAGCACTGGTCGACATCGGCCGGCACCTCGGCATGTTCAAGGACAAGATCGAGCACAGCGGCGAGATCAAGACGCCGGAGTTGAAACTGGTCCTCCATGGAACTCGTACTAAATAATAAGGCGGGGCCGCAGGCGAACGCACCCGCGATGGAGCAGGCGCATTGGAACTGACGTTACATCCGCAACAAACTGAGGCATTCCTCAGCGAGGCCACCGAAGTTCTGTACGGTGGCGCCGCTGGGGGAGGTGTTTGGCCCCTCCGGGCCTGAAAATCTGGAGGGGCGAAGAGCAAGTCTCACCTCATGCGGATCGCGGCCATCGCGTGGTGCACGGACATTCCGGGCTTGCAGGTCTATCTGTTCCGGCGGGTATCGGACGACCTGGCGAAGAACCACATGGAGGGTCACACCGGCTTTCCGGCGCTGCTGGCCGAATGGATCGAGGCTGGACACGTCAAGATCAACTGGTCGAAGAACTTCATCGAGTTCTGGAACGGCTCGAAGATCCACCTTTGCCACTGCCAGTACGAAAAGGACGTGACGAAGTACCAGGGCGCGCAGATCGGCGTCCTGATGATCGACGAACTGACGCACTTCACGGCGAAGATTTACCGCTACCTGCGGGCGCGCCTGCGGCTTGGTGGCCTGAAGATCCCGAAGAAGTACCAAGGCATGTTCCCCCGGGCGCTGTGCGGTTCGAACCCGGGCGGCATCGGGCACAACTGGGTCAAGTCCGCCTTCATCGACGGCGCCGCTCCGATGCAAATCATCGAGCAGCCGAAGACTGAAGGCGGCATGCGTCGTCAGTACATCCAGGCGAAGCTCGCAGACAACCCGACGATGGCAGAGTCCGATCCGGACTACGCAGACCGCCTGGATGGTCTCGGCAACCCGGCGTTGGTCAAGGCCATGAAGGACGGGGACTGGAACATCGTCGCCGGCGGCATGTTCGACGATCTGTGGAGCGAGCCGGCTCATGTGCTCGCACCGTTCAGGATCCCGACCGGCTGGCGCATTGACCGCTCGTTCGACTGGGGTTCAACCCGGCCGTTTTCGGTCGGATGGTGGGCAGAGGCGGACGGCACCGAGGCAAAGATGCCGGACGGCGCGTCGCGCAGCTGGCCGCGCGGCACGGTGTTCCGAATCGCCGAGTGGTACGGCTGGAACGGCAAGCCAAACGAGGGCTTGCGGATGCTGGCCACGGACATCGCCTCGGAGATCGTGAAGAAGGAAGCCGAGATGGGCTTTGCGGGCCGCGTGAAGCCCGGGCCGGCGGACTCCTCGATCTTCGACACTCAGAACGGCGTGTGCATCGCTGATGACATGGCGCGGCGCGGCGTGAAGTGGGAGCGTGCGGACAAGGGCCCTGGCAGCCGACGCAACGGCTGGGAAAAGATGCGCGGCATGTTGTCCGCCGCGCGCTCGGTACCAATGGAGGCGCCCGGGTTGCTCGTGTTCGACACCTGCAGGCACTTCATCAGGACGGTTCCGGTCCTGCCGCGCAGCGAGCGCGATCCGGACGACGTAGACAGCGACGCCGAGGACCACGTGGCCGATGAGGCGCGCTATCGCCTCACACAACGCAGGTCGAGCGCGAGCTCGGAAACCCTCCGCCTCTAACCCTGGCCCATCGGGCCGATTCTGGAGCCCGACGCCTTGGCCTTGGAAGTCCACCAGCAGTCACCGGAAGTCGAGGCGATGGCCACTCAGTGGCCCATCGTCGACGCACTGCTCGGCGGGACTCCGGCCATGCGTGCAGCGGGCGAGACCTTCCTGCCGAAGTTCCCGAACGAGGACGCCGACAGCTACCGCGCGCGCCTGAACGCCTCGACCCTGTTCCCGGCGTTCCGACGCACGCTGTCCGTTATGGCAGGCAAGCCATTCGCGCGCGAGATCACGCTCGGCGAGGAAGTGCCGCCGCGGGTCTCCGAGCTGTGCCAGGACGTTGACCTGCAGGGCAACAGCCTGCATGTGTTCGCGGCTCGCCTGTTCCGCGAGGCGCTGGCCTACGGGGTCTGCGGCGCCCTGGTCGACTACCCGACCACCTCCGGCGCGCGCACGCTCGCCGACGAGCGCACGCTCGGCGCGCGGCCCTACTTCGTGCATGTGCGCCACGACCAGATCCTCGGCTGGCGCATGGAAGAAGCCGGCGGACGATCAAGGCTCACGCAGTTGCGAATCGCCGAGGGCGCGCAGGTTCCGGACGGCCCGTTTGGCGTGCGCACGGTCAGCCGCGTACGGGTGCTCGAGCCGGGCCGGTGGTGGCTCTACCAGGCGATGGACGATGGCAAGTACCTGGTGATCGACGAGGGCACGACCACGTTCTCCGAGATCCCGTTCGTGCCGTTCTTCGGCGCGCAGACCGGGACGATGACCGGCGTGTCTCCGCTGCTGGACCTCGCCTACCTGAACGTCAAGCACTGGCAGTCGCAGAGCGACCAGGACAACATCCTGCACGTCGCCCGGGTGCCGATCCTCGTGGCCACGGGCGTGGAGGACGACTTCTCACTGGTGGTCGGCGCGTCCAAGGCCGTGAAGATCACGAGCAGCGCAGGCAGCCTGCAGTTCGTCGAGCACTCTGGCGCCGCGATCACGGCGGGCCTGGAGTCCCTGGCCGCGCTCGAACAGCAGATGATCCAGACCGGCGCAGAGCTCTTGGTGGCCAAGCCCGGCCAGCGCACGGCGACCGAGGCCGCGACCGACGCCGAGTCGAACAAGAGCGACCTGCAGACGATGGCCGAGGCGTTCGAGGACGGGCTCGACCAGTGCCTGCAGTTCATGGCCGACTGGCTGCGGCTGCCCGAAGGCGGGCATGTGGCCATGTTCAAGGACTACGGCGCGGCGAGCCTCTCGGAGGCCAGTGGCCAGCTCGTGGTGCAGATGAGCGGCGCGGGCCTGATCGGCAAGCGGACCGCGATCCGAGAGCTTCAGCGCCGCGGTGCGCTGTCGCCGGACCTGGATCCTGACGCAGAGATCGAGACCGTCGAAGCCGAGGGGCCGTCGCTCGGGGGCCTGTAAGTGCCCACCGTCAATGAACAACTGGCCGACGCGGCCATCGGCCACGCGGTTGACCTGAGCCGGTACAGCAATGGCGCGGTGCGCAGGATCATCGCGCTCCTGAACCGCACGGACGCCGACCTGTTCGGCCAGCTGGGCGCCGCACTGTCGCAGATGACGCCGGAAGCGTTCACCGTCGAGTGGCTGGAACAGGTCTTGTCCGGCGTGCGCCGCCTGAACCTGTCGGCGTACCAGCAGATCGAGCGCGAGCTCACCACGGAATTGCAGGCGCTCGCCGCCTACGAGGCGCAGTACCAGTATCAGCTGTTTCGCACGACGCTTCCGCCCCAGGTGGTCAACCTGATCGGCGTGGCCACCGTGAGCGCTGAGACCGCCTACGCCGCCGCGATGGCGCGGCCTTTCCAGGGCGTTCTGCTGCGCGAGTGGGCGCAGCGGGCCGGCGAGGCGCGCATGATACGGATCCGCGATGCACTGCGGATGGGTTTCGTCGAGGGCCAGACGGTCGACCAGATGGTGCGCCGCCTGCGCGGCACGCGCGCCGCAGGATTCGCCGATGGCCTGATCGAGATCGACCGGCGCAACGCCGCTGCGGTGGTGCGAACGGCAGTCCAGCACACGGCCGCCACGGTGCGAGATCGGTTCCACGAGGAAAACGGCGACATCATCAAGGCCATCGAGTGGGTGTCCACCTTGGACAGCCGCACGACGCCCGAGTGCATGCTGCGCGACGGCAAGCAGTACACGCGCGACCACAAACCGATCGGCCACAAGCTGCCCTGGGGCGCTGGACCGGGCAGGTTCCATTGGCAGTGCCGATCGACTTCGGTAGCGATCACGAAATCCTGGCGCGAGCTCGGCCTCGACATGGACGAGATGGATCCTGGCACGCGGGCCAGCATGGACGGGCAGGTGCCGGCGCAGACGACCTACGCCGACTGGATCAAGAAGCAGAGCGCAGCCCGACAGGACGAAATCCTCGGCCCCGCGCGCGGAAAGCTGCTGCGCGAGGGCGGGCTCACGCTGGATCGGTTCGCGGACGACCGCGGGAAGTGGATTTCGCTCGACCAGCTGCGCGAGCGTGATGCGGCTGCGTTCCGGCGGGCTGGGGTGTAGGATTGCGCCGATGCCTGACCTGCGCGTCATCCCCGGCACAGCCGCACCCGACACGCCCACCGAGCGCGTGCGAAAGCGCCTGCGCGCTGCCAAGCCGCCGGTGCTGCTGCAGTGCCCGCGTTGCGCGAGCCGCGAAGTGATCGAGACGAAAATCGGCGTGGTCCTGCGCGACGGTAAAGCCAGCGGCGGGACGAAGACGAGAATCTGTGCCGCCTGCATGCTGCAGGGGCAAAGGGTGGTGGTCGGCTAGACCGCACGCCCGCAACACCGTTAAACGAAGCCGCCCACTGAGGCGGCTTTGTCGTTTCTGCGGCTCGCCAGGCGGGCCGTCTCACTGGCCTAGGGCCATCACCAACAGACGCCCAAGGGGCGGAATCCATCATGCCTATCTGGAAGCAAGCGCTACTGCGGCGCTACGGTCACGCGCGACTCATGGCCCCCGAGGGGGGCGACGAAGGCAACACCGGCAGCGGCGGCGGTGACGGCACGGACGACGTGCAGGCCAAGATCGAAGCGGCAGTGAACGCGGCGGTCACGGGTCTGAAGACGAAGAACGGCGAGCTCATCGGCAAGCTCAAGGAGCGCGAGGAAGCACTCAAGCGGTTCGACGGGATCGACCCTGACGCGGTTCGCAACATCCTGCGCCGGTTCTCCGACGACGAGGAAGCGAAGCTGATCGCCGACGGCAAGATCGACGACGTGCTCAACAAGCGCACCGAGCGCATGAAGGCCGACTTCGAGAAGAAGTACGCCGAAGCGACGGCAGCCGCAGAGGCTGCGTCGATGCGCGCACAGGCATTCCAAGGGCGCGTCCTGGACGACGCGATCCGGGCAGCGGCCGCCAAGGCCGGGCTGCACCAGCACGCGATCGAGGACGCCCTGTTTCGGGCGCGCTCGATGTTCACGCTCGACGAGGACGGCCAGGCCGTGATGCTCGGCGAGGACAAGCGGCCGGTGCTCGGCAAGGACGGTCAGACCCCGTTCGCGCCGCTGGAATGGCTGGAAGGCATGAAGGAAAAAGCGCCGCACTGGTTCCCGGCGTCCGCATCTGGAAGCGGCGCGGGCGGCTCGAGCGGCGCCGGAAGGCCCGAGGTCAAAGACCTGGCGCACGCGAAAACCCGTGAGGAGCGAGTCGCCGTCATCAGCGCGCGGCTCGCTGCATCGAAAACTTGATTTTCGGCCTGAATCGGCCGGAGGAGTAAACCGTGGCACTCAGCAACATGAAGGTCTTCAACGAGCAGATTCAGGCTGCCACCATCGAAACCGTCGCCCAGATGGTCGATGCGTTCAATGGCGCCTCCGGCGGCGCAATCGTGCTCACCAACCAGGGGTTCGACGGCGACTACCGCTACGAGAACTTCTGGGCGTCCATCCACTCCGCGCAGCGCCGCGTGGACCGCTACGCGACCAACTCGGACGCCTCGCCGACCGCACTCGCGCAGCTCCAAGAGATCGGCGTGAAGGTCGCCGGCGGCTTCGGCCCGGTCATCTGGGAGCCGGGTCAGCTGTCGTGGGTGCAGAAGTCGCCTGCCGAGGCCGTCGAGGTCATCAGCCGCAACCTGGCCGAAGCGATCGTGAAGGACCAGCTCAACACCGGCATTGCCGCGGCTGTTGCGGCCATCGAGGCCGGCACGACCAACACGATGTACGACGCCGGCACGTCGGTCCTGTCCTACCGGCACATCAACCGCGCCCACGCGAAGTTCGGCGACGCCTCGCAGACGCTGATCTGCGACGTGATGGACGGCACCTCGTTCCATGACCTGATCGACATCAACCTCGCCAACGAGAACACGCTGTTCCAGGCGGGAAACGTGCGCATCGTCAGCATCCTGGGCCGCCGCGTCGTCGTGACCGATGCGCCCGCGCTGCGCGAGTCGCCGAGCAGCACGGCCAACGACGCCAAGATCCTGTCGCTGGTCGCCGGTGGCGTGACGATCTATGACGGGTCCGACGTCATCACGAACATCGCCTCGAGCAACGGTAAGCTGCGCATCGAAACCACCTTCCAGGCCGACTACACGTTCGGCGTGGCGCTCAAGGGCTATCAGTGGGACACCAGCACCGGCGGCAAGTCGCCGACGGACGTCGAGCTGGCCACAGGTGGCAACTGGGACAAGGTGGCGACCTCGTACAAGCACACCGCCGGCGTGCTGACCCTGTACGAAACCAAGTGATCGTTGTTTCGTTCTTCACTGCGGAGTATCGGGACCACGCGCCCCGGCTCCGCAGTGAGTGCGACCGCTTGGGCTTGAGGCATCGGATCGAGGAACTTCCCACCACTGGCAGTTACCTGCGGAACTGCTGCCTCAAGCCCGGCTTCATTCTGGACAGCTTGCGCGCCGTGCGCGAGCCGGTCCTGTGGGTCGACGTGGATTCGTCGATCTGCGCTTACCCCGCGTTCTTCTCCGATTCGGACCCATACGATATGCAGGCAAGGCGTATGCGGGCGCCTCGGAAAAGGGCGTGGCATGTCTCGGCAATGTGGTGGAACTACACGCCTGACGCGCTGGCCTATCTCGAACGGTGGGCGGGCAACGTAGGCGAGTCCGAGGACGAGGCTGCGATGGAAAAGACGTGGCGCGAGGGCTTGCCTTTGCGAACGCGGGACATCCCCGCTCCCTATTTCCAAATCGAACACCCCGAGGGCGCGGTGATTCTGATTCGCCTGTCGCGCACAGCGGCCAAACGGCTCGAGTCCAAGATCGCGGCGCGTTACGAACAGGAGGTCATGTAGTGCCGACCTCGCACCCCGAGTCGCGCAAGTGGGCGGCGCAGCAGTTCGTCAGCGTGGCGCCCAAGACCGTGCTGGATGTCGGCGTCGGCGAAGGAACGTATTCACGACTGCTGCGCTCCGATGAGCACTGGACTGGCATCGAGGCGTGGTGGCCCTACGTCACGCAGTACCGGCTCGAAACGCTCTACGACCGGCTGATCGTCGATGACTTTCGCAACGTGAGCTTGGCTGCCGATCTGGCGATCGTGGGCGACTGCCTGGAGCATGTCTCGCACGACGAGGGCGAGGCGTACATCCGGCGCCTGATGGGCGAGGTCGACGCGATCATGCTCATCCTGCCTTTGGGTGAGTACCCGCAGGGCGAGGTCGACGGCAATCCGTTCCAGGCGCACCGCGCGACGTGGTTCGACGCGGAGGTTCGGGCGCTGTTCGGCGAAGGGCTGCGTGCGGGGTTCGTGGGCAAGGTCGTCGGAGGGTATCTGTGGCGACGGTAGCCTGCGTCCTGCGCTCCGGCGGCGACTTCGGTCCTGAGCATGTGCAGTGGCTCGCGCGCCAGGTGCCGGGGCTTGTGTGCCTGTCGGACGTTCCGGTGCCAGGGGTGGAGACGATCCGCCTCGAGCACGACTGGCCGACCTGGTGGGCGAAGATGGAGATGTTCGGCCCGGCGCTGGCTGGCGACGTGCTGATGCTGGACCTCGATACCGTCGTGCTCTCGATGCCGGAGATGCCCGCCGAGACGACGGTGCTCGAGAACTTCGCGGAACCCGGATGGATGGGGTCGGGTTTCATGTTCGTCGCCGAGGCCGACCGGGCGCGCATCTGGCAGGCGTGGATCGACAACCCGGCAAAGCACATGCGCGAATGCGCTCGGTGGCCGAAGTGGGGCGACCAGGGCTTCCTGCAGGACCACATCGGCTCGGCCGCGCGGTGGGGTGAGAACGTGCGCAGCTACAAGGCGCACTGCAAGGACGGGGTGCCGGATGGCACGGGCGTCGTGGTGTTCCACGGCAAGCCTCGACCCTGGGACGTGCGCCTGCCGTGGGTGCCGCAACTGGCCGCACTGCGCGACTTCCGCGAGCTGATCCTCAAGCACAAGGGCAAGCGGTTCGCCGTGATGGGCGGCGGGCCGTCGCTGGCTTCCGACATGGAGCGCATCGGCCCGGTGGATGTCGTCATCAGCACCAACGGACACGGCGCAGACATCCGCCGGCCCGGCTACCTGCTGGCCATCGATCACACGCACACGAAGACCCAGACCCAGATGGGTCGGCACCTTCGGGCGCTGTCGGACGCGCCGGTCATCAGCCCGCACGGATTCGCGGACTACCGGCTCGGCTTCTGGCCGCAGTCGCCGCGGTTCGTCCTGTCCGGCCTGGTGGCCACCTGGGCGGCGTTCGCAATGGGCGCGAAGGTGGTCTACCTCGCCGGGATGGACGGCTACGCGGACAACGACTACCGCGACGAGGCTCGCAAGATCGCGCGCGACATCCACTGTCCGGTGCGCGTGATGCCCTCCAGCCCGCTTGCGGACATCTGGCCGGCGTTCGACCCGGACGAGAGGTTCGGGCGCTACACGCCGCACAGCGCGATCGAGGGGCTGCGCGGCATCGACAACAGCATCAGGGTCCGCATCGTGAAGCCATGCACCATCGGCCACGCGGACCTGAGCAAGGGCGAGGAGATCACGGTCATGCGCCACGAAGCCGCGAGGCTGCTGAGGCACCGAATGGTCGCGGAAATCTGACATGGCGATCACCGTCGAAGACGGCACCGGCCTGGCCGATGCCGAGACCTACATCAGCACCTCGGACGCCGACACCTACCACGCCGCGCGCGGGAATGCCGCCTGGGGTGCGCTGTCCGCCGGCACCAAGGAGGCAGCGCTGCGCCGGGCGACCGACTACATGCTCGGTGCCTACCGGCCCCGATGGAAGGGGGCGCGCGCCACCAGCACGCAGGCGCTCGACTGGCCACGCTCCGGCGTGATCGTCGACGGCTATCCGATCGCCGCCAACACCGTGCCGCCCGACGTCTCCCGCGCCTGCGCCGATCTCGCGCTGCGGGCCTCTGCCGAAGACCTGTCCCCCGACCTCGAACGCGGCATCAAGCGCCAGCGGGTCGACGTGATCGAGACCGAGTACGACACCGCGAGCCCGCAGGCCAAGCGCTTCCGGGCCGTCGACCAACTGCTCGCCCCGTATCTCGCGGGCGCGGGCGCGGGCGCTCTGCCGGTTGTGCGGTGCTGATTCATCCCACTTCAAGGAGCCGACCTCATGGCTGCACTCTCTGACTACCTGCGCAACAAGTTGATCGACCTGACGCTGCGCGGGCAAGCATTCTCCGCGCCGACGTCGACGTACGTCGGTCTTTACACCGCTGCGCCAACGGCGGCCGGTGGCGGCACCGAAGTTTCCGGCGGCGCGTATGCGCGCGTCGAAGTTGCGGGCGATCTCGCGAGCTGGGCCGGTACGCAAGGCGCAGGCACGACGACTGCGTCGAGCGGCACGACGGGCGCGACGAGCAACAACGCGACGGTTACGTTCCCCGCACCGAGCGGCGCAAATTGGGGAGTGGTGACGCACTTCGGCGTGTTCGATGCCGCCAGTGCGGGAAACCTGCTGTTCTTCGGCGCGCTGACGACTTCGAAGACGATCAATGATGGTGACGCAGCGCCGAGCTTCGCGGCCGGTGAGTTGGACTTCTCGCTAGCCTGATGCTCGACCCCACGACCCTCTCCGCCTACGCATCAGGCGCCAATCCCGCTGCCCGCGCCCAAGCCGTGCGCGACAGCCTCGGCAGCGGCACGCTGACTGTCGAGCTGCGCGATGGCGAGACGCTTGTCTACAGCGGGGCGTTCACCGGCCCGATGGTCGCAGGCGCTGACGGCTCGCTGTCTGCTGATGTGCTGCTGTCCGGTGCGGTGACGACTGGCGGCACGCCGGATGCGGCGACGTGGACGTGCCGGATCCGCAATGCCGACGGGCGGTATGTCGATGGGGCGTTCGGGCCTGGCGGGCGGTTTACGTTCTCGGGTGGCTCGCTTGTGGTTGGGCAGGCGGTGCGGTTGCGGGTGACGATTGCGGCGGCTTCCTGGGCGCTTGCACCGACCGAGGCGTGGGCGACGGTGCCGACGATCTCGTTCGTGCAGGGCACGGCCGCAACGCGCGACGTGAGCCAGTACCTGCTGTCCGAGGGCGCGGTTGCACACCAGGGGTCTCTACCTGCCGGCGTGACGTTCAACCCGACGCTGCTTCGGTTCGAGTACGACGGGGTTGGGGCGAGCGCGGCCACGGTCGGCAACACGCTGGAGGTGACGCCGTTCGCCGAGGAGATCACGACGTTCTCGATGGTCTCTGGAGTCACGGGCGTCATGCCGTTCACCTTCGGGCATGCGTTCGTCGAGGGCGACGCCCCGGACTTCATCGACTCCGACCTGACGACGTTCCAAGCCGACGTGAAAAACCGCTGGCCAGACGGCAGCGTCAAGTTCGCGGTCATCAGCGGCATCGCCGACTTCACAGCCGGCCAGGCGCGCACGATCAGTCTCCGGCAAGCAGCGTCTGCCACGAGCGGCACGCCGGTCTCGCTGGCTCAACTCGATGCGGTGCTCGACTACGGCAGCGTCACGCTCGAGCTGGCGCCGTATGGCACGGTCGACTTGAAGCCGCTGGTGTCGCAGGTCAGCGGCACGACTGGCGCTCCTGCGCGCGGCTCCCCCGGCCTCGTGCGCACATGGCAGAGCGGTCCGCAGTGTTCGGAGTGGCACTTCTATTCGCCTGTCGGCACTGACCCGCACCTTGCTGTCTGGTTCCATGTGCGGATGTTCGGTGACGGCTCGATTGAAATCGAGACCATCGTGGAGAACGGGTGGTCTTTCGTTGCGGCGCCTGCATCGAAGGCGTATACGGCAGCGCTGACGATCAATGGCAGCGTCAGGTTCGCAGCGAGCAATTTTTGGGAGGAGAAACAGCGGGGGGCGATGGCGCGGTTGTCAGATATGGAATTCAGTATCCGCGTATACGCGACCAGCTTCGAGACGATTTATCCAGTCGGAACGCGCATTCGGGTCATCGGAGATACCACTGTAGAGGGGGTCGTCTCCAGTGTGTCCTATGACTCCAGTAACAGCGTGTCCACCATTGCTGTGACGTGGGACGGCACTGGTGTCACTCCAGCCAACCCGATAATCGTTGCGTCCGCATACGGCGCGCACAAGCATCACACAAGATGGAGCCGTGAGGACTGGTACGGCACAGACCCCAAAGTGACCCCTCGCCACGACGAAGCGTATTTCCGCTCGACGAGGATGATCCCAAACTACGCGTTCCACAACCCGCTTAATAATCGCTGGACGACCCCGATTGGCGAGGTCACTCCTCCTGTTCAGACGGTAAACCCGGACCCATTTGTAATGGGTGACTACCGCTCATACATGGGCGACTATAGCGGGTCAAACACTATCGGATGGTGTAATGGATGGGAGTCTCTATATGCCGCCGCGCCATCCACCGAGGCGTACCGCTGCATGATCGGGAATACCCGGCTGCTGGGGCGCTACAGCATTCACTTCCGCGACGAAACAGACGGCCTTCGCCCGCTTCGTCCGTCGAAGGATGGGTATCAGAACCTTTCGATTACTCAGCTTCGGTCAGGGCTCGCGTATCAATGGGAGACCAGCTACAGGACGCCTACCCCGGTAGACGGTGGTGGGCCGACGTGGATCAGCTCGCATTCTCCGAGCGCTGGATACGTCGCTTACCTTGCGACGGGGCGTTATGCATTCCTGGAAGGGCTGCAGTTTGCGGACAGCGTAGGCTTGACGTTATTGCACCCGAATTGCCGCCCGTCGGCCTCGCCGGCTTACCTCAACCAGATTTACCCGTTCCCAGGGTCCGCGCGCGGGTTCGGGTGGGTGTTGCGCCACCAGACGCAGGCGTATATCACGATCCCTGACAGCGACGCGGACGCCAAAGCGACCCTCGGGGCATCACTTGCACGCTGCTACCAGTGGATCTACGACAACCGCGTGGCGAATCCAGCGTATGCGCAGAACCTAATAACGCCGTTTGCCGAGAACTGCGTCCTATATCCTCGCGGTGTGACGATTCAGTCCTTTATGGAGCGGTTTGCGACGACGTGCTTCGGCATGGCAATGGTGGTTGGTGCCTATCCGAGTGAAACCGCGAGGGAGGCATTGCACGCGATCCTTGTCCGGGCTTACCGTAACCCGGTCGGGATGGCGGGAGATGGCGTCACGGGGTGGAACTATCGGCTCGCGGAGCGTGATGACGTGGTAGTTGCTACCGGGACCAGCACCCCCGGGCCAGGACAGAGCATTGCGGGCCTGCTTCTGCCGTTTGTCGATACGTGGCTGGCCTCGTGGAAGGAGTCTTATGACGCGAACGCAAGCACGCTGACGACTCCGCAACTCGCCTATCTAGACCCTGCGGAGGGGCAGAGCGTCTATACCTACTCAACCGCAGACTGGTCAGGGAATTCGTGGATGCAGTCCTTGATTGCAACCCTTGCGCTTGCTGTCGATTTTGGGGCTGATGGGGCCGACGCGTCTTGGCGCAGGATGACGACATCGACGACATTCAACGGGGCCACCGTTCAGAACGGCTTCAATAACGCGCCGACGTGGGGGTGGGCTCCGAGATGACGCAGCAAACATCTAACCCGTTCCGCGTCGAGATCGTCTCCGGCAGCGCGCCGGCATGGCTTGTGAGCGCGCCGCTGATGACGTGGCACGAGATTCCAAACACTGTCCTGAATATCGCCGAGAACCGCGCGGCGTTCGGCGTGTCGTCGCCGGAGCTGGGCTACGTCTGCGCGTACAGCGGGGGCGCGTGGAACGGGTCGAAGCTGTACGTTCAGGGCGGTGGGCACGAAGACTATACGCGGGGCGGCACTTACGGCATCGACCTCGCCGATGACGTTCCTGTGTGGTTTGAGGTAGGCCCACCGCGCGCCGCCGGGACGACCGATCAGATCACGCTGCACGGCACTGAATACCAAGGGTACTACTACCCGTATGACGGGGCGGAAGACGACCGGCAGAACAGGTTTCCGGTCGAGAGTCACACCTACTGGAATCTGTGGTTCGACGCGCCGACGAACCGCCTCTACCGGATCACGACCGGCGGCGCCGGCACGGTCAACTACAGTTTGTACGGCGGCATCCCTGGCAGTTCGAACGGCGTCAACGCCCTGGATGTGACGGCCGGGAAGTGGGACGGGAAGGTGTATCCGGACGTGCCGATGGAGCACACCGGCAGCGGGACATGCTGCGGCATGGACGAGTTCCGGCGGATTTGGCGCACCGGGAAGGGCGCTGCAGACGAGAACCAGCTCGGCGTGTTCGACATCGAGACCGGCACATGGCAGGTGTTCGATGGCCTGACCGGGACGACGTTCTCTGACGTGGCCTTCTTCTACGATCCGTCGCGGCAGTGGATGGTCAGGTTGCGTACCGGATATTCTTCGTCAATGGTGCAGACTTTTGATGTAGGGCCGACGTGGGACGGCGTGTCGATGCCTGCGTTCACTGCGCGCACACTGAGCGGCGACGCAGCGTCGCTGGTGCGCTCGAACACGTCGATAGAATACTGCGCCGACCGCGACAGCTATCTGTGCATGCGCTACAGCACGACGGACCGCGCTGTCTACGAGATCAAAGTGCCAGCGAATCCGGCCGATCCTTGGCCAGTCACCGTGCTCGACGTGGCGCCGCCGACGCACACCGTTGACTTGGTGCGTTACTACAAACGCTGGCACTACTCGGCCGAATACGGCGGCATTTTCTGGATGCCACACGCCGGCAGCAACATCTACTTCATGAGGACACGCTGATGGCCGACTATTACGTTCAATCAGGCGCAACGGGATCGGCAAACGGTTCCTCGTGGGCCAATGCGTACACCGCAATCGAGGGTGGCGCGGAAGCGGTGTCCGGGGCCGGGAATCGGCTGTTCCTCGCCGATGGGCACGTCGAGACGCACAGCAGCGCAAACGTCACGCTCGCCCTTGGTGGGTCGGCGGCGACCGGCGGGGTCGATGTGCTGTCGGTCAATGACACCGGAGACCCGACCCCGCCGACCGCGCTATCGGCGGGCGCGAAAATCCAGACGACGGGCGCGTATACGCTCACGGTCGGCGGGTGCGGTCGACTGGTCGGCGTGCATCTCAAGGCAGGCGACGGAGCGAGCACGAATTCCATAGTCATCGGCAGCTCCGCAAATAACGCACTGACGCTCGACGGCTGCACGCTGGAGATTGGCAGTACCAGCGCATCCTCGTTTGTTTCGGTCGGAGCGTCGAGCACGTTGAACTCGCGTTTTCGACTTTCCAACTGCTCTTTTGTCGGGTCGCATGTGTCGAACACCTTCCGCCTGCGCACGTCGAGAATCGACATTGACGGCGGAAGCCTCTCCGGGGCGCTGTTCACGCGCGCGTTTGCGGTCAATGGCTCATATCCGTCTATCGTCACTGTGACCGGGACGGATTTGTCCGCGTGCGCGACCAACGTGGTGTTGGTTGACGTCGTTATGGAGGGCTCAGGAGGGGAGGCGACGCTGATCGGATGCACGCTACCGACGGGCTGGTCTGGCACTCCGACGAATGCAGCGCTGCCGCCGCAGACCAGAGTGGACGTGATCGACTGTGTTGCGGGGACGACCCGGTATCGTCGATGGACAGTGACGGCGTTCGGGACGATCCGGGACACGATCCAGCTCGGCGAGTCCATCTACACGACCGCCGGCACATATGACGGGGTGGCGCGGTACAGCTACAAGTTCGCCGCTGGGAGCAATGCTGACACGCGAGCCGGGCAACTGGTCGGCCCGGAAATGGCCGGCTACGCCGAGACTGCCGCAGCCTCGACGGCGACGGTGGAAATCTGCCACGACGGCGCATCCGCTCTGACCGATCAGGACGTGTGGCTGGAGGTGTTCGTCGATGGCGAGTGGGTGAGCGACCGCAACGCCAACCCCCTCTCCGCCGGCACCGCGCAAGCCACCAGCGCGACCGCATGGACCGGCGACAGCGGCACCGGGCCGAACGGCAGCGCAACGTGGCACACGCTCAAACTGGTCTGCAGCTTCACCCCGAGCGCAGTCGGGCAGGTGATGGGCCGCGTGGTGCTGGGCAAGGCGAGCACGACCGTGTACGTCGATCCGGTCATGACTGTCGCGGCAGCCTGACATGGCGGACTTCTGGGTAGCGCATGACGGGACGCTGGTAACGCGGCGAACCGGGGCAGATTTCTTCGCTGCGGGCAACGGGCTGCTCATCACGCAGCCGGCGAGCGCCGGGGCTTCACCGCCCACTGCCCCCACCATCGGCACCACGACCTCGATCACGCAGACCGGCTCGACCGTCAACTGGACGGACAACTCGGCCGACGAGACCGGGTTCAAGGTCGAGTATTCGCCCAGCCCGTACAGCTCGTGGACGGCGGCTGCGACGACGGCTGCGGATGTCGAAACCTACGCGCTCACGGGGCTGACGCCAGGGGTGACGTACAAGGCGAGGGTGGCGGCGACGAACCTCGACGGGGACAGCGCATGGGTCGAGACCGCCGAGTTCACGACCGCTGCAGCGGTGGTCAAAGGCGTCCGCATCCAGCTCTACGACGGAGCTGCCGCACAGGCAAGCCTGACGGGCCTGACCGTGGCGTGGTTCGATGACGACGATCCCGCGACGATGGGCGCCCCGGTCTACCAGTCGACGACCGAGACCACGGACGCGAGCGGCTGGCTGGAGGTAAGTCTGGACGGGTCAACCGCCCTGGCGGTGGCTGGCCTTGGGTTCCTGATCGTCTACAAGGCCGGGGCGACGGCGGCCGATGACATCGTGTTCGCGGGTCGGCTGGTGATCGAGGACATCGGCTGATGCTCGCGCAACTGCGACCGGCGTACGAAGGCGGGCTTGCGCAGCTACGGGGGGCGTATGCCGACGGTTCTGCCGAGCTTACTGGCTCTGCTGTCGCAACGTCTGCCGCGAGCGGCGATCTTTCCGCGACGGAGTACATCGAGGGCGGCGGTGAGTTTCCGACTGTGCATCTTCTGGCCGGTGCTGCCGCTGCCGTCGCTTCGGCATCGGGCTCGCTCACGACGAGCATTCAACTTTCCGGCTCGGCATCGGCGGAGTCGAGCGCATCGGCAACGCTTGCCGGTGATTCTGCCCAGCTTGTCGGTTCGGCCGCTGCTGAATCGAGCGCAAGCGGCGCGCTGACAACGCAAATTCTGCTCGCGGGCAGCGCACAGGCCGAATCCGCCGCGCTCGGCTCGCTGCTGACGGCGATCCGGCTTTCTGGATCGGCGCAGGCGACATCAATGGCATCCGGGCTTCTGGCGGGATCGATCATGCACTTGCCGCATGTGAGCCGCATCTACCAGCCGCGGGCCCAGAACCGAATCATGAGGGCGCAATGACCTTCCTCATCACACAAGCGGGCGCCGAGATCGAAAAGGGCGACGACGAGGCGCTCGACTACGGCATCAGCTACGTCGACCTGCTTGCCGCCGACGAGTCGATCGTGTCGAGCGACTGGACGGTGGCCGCGGGCCTGACCGGTGGCGCGGAGGCCGTGCTGAGCCCGGTGGCCGTGAAGTGGTTGTCCGGCGGCTCTGCCGGCCGTGCGTACTGGGTGGACAACGTGGCCACGACCAGCGCCGGGCGCACGTTCGAGCGTTCGTTTCTCGTGCGCGTGGTCGCGCGCCGCTGGCGATGAGCTTCGACTACTCCGCGCCGGCGGCTGCAGCGCACCGGATGCTGGCGCGCTTCGGGCGCCAGATCGTGCTCGTGCGTGTGGAGACCGGCGACTATGACCCGGACACGGGCGGCGCCGCGAACGTCGAGACGCAGTACGCCGGCACCGGCGCGGTGTTCGCCTATTCGCAGCGCGACATGGACGGCGACCAGGTGCGCACCGGCGACCAGCGCCTGCTGCTGTCGGCCGACAACGTGCCGATGCCCCGCACGGGGGACCAGGTGCTGATCGGTGAAGACCTCTGGTCCGTGGTGCGCTGCGATACCCTGGCGCCCGCCGGCGTTCCGGTGCTGCACACGGTCCAGATTCGGGGGGTGCGGTCATGAGCTTCGGGCGCGACCTGCGCGCAGTGGTCGAGCGCACGCAGCAGAAAGTCGAGGGCGTGGTGCGCAAGGCTGCCCTAGACTTGCAGACTGGGATGGTGCGCCGCGCGCCGGTCGATACCGGGCGGCTGCGCGCCAACTTCCAGGTTGGCTTCGGCCAGATCAACGGCGACGCCAGCGCATCACCGGGCTCCGACCCGATCGCGCGCACCGCCTCAGCACTGCCGCAGTGGCGGCCGGGCCAGACCATCTACCTCACCAACTCGCTGCCCTATGCGCACGTCGCCGAATACGGCCTGTACGGCAAGCCGCCGGGCAGCGCCAACGGGCCGAAGACGCGCATGGGCTACTCGTCGCAGGCGGTCGGTGGCTTCGTGCGCCTGACGGTGCAGGACTTCGAGGCCATCGTGCGCCGCGCCGCGCGGGGTGGCGCATGAGCCTGGCCAAGATCCGCGCCGCGCTGGAGTCGCGGCTGAATGGCATGGCCAGCGCTCTGCCGACCGCCTGGGAGAACCTCGCGTACACGCCGACCAGAGGCGAGCCGTGGCAGCGCGTCCGCCTGATGCTCAACGAGCCCATCGACCACACGATCAGCAGCGACGTGGTTGAACAGCGCGGGCTTCTGGAGGTGCTGCTGTTCTACCCGCAGGGCGATGGCCCGGCTGCCGCGCAGGCCCAGGCCGCGCTCGTGGCTGCGCGCTTCGCGCCCGTCCAAACACTCACCGCGAGCGGCACTCGTGTGCTGCTCACACAGACCCCGGCGATTGGCACGGCCTGGGTCGATGAAGCGTGGTACGTGCTGCCAGTCACCGTGCGGTGGCGATCTCTCCCTTGACCCCGGCTCCACGCCGAACCGACAGCCCGCCTTGAGCGGGCTTTTTCATTCTAAGGAACAGTCATGTCCGTCCAACTCCCGAACGGCGTCACCATCGCTCTCGCTACCGCCTACGGCTCGCCCAAGACCGTCAGCGCCCTCACCAACGCCAACCCCGGGGTTGCCACCTCGGCAACGCACGGCCTGACCTCGGGCGACATCATCGAGGTCACCAGCGGGTGGGCAAAGCTCAACAGCCGCATTGTGCGCGTCGACGACGAGGCCGCGGGCACCTTCGCCATCGAAGGCATCGACACGACCAGTACCGTTGCCTTCCCTGCCGGCTCCGGCACCGGCTCCGTGCGCGAGATCACGACCTTCACGCAGATCACGCAGATCATGGACGTGACCACGTCCGGCGGCGACATGCAGTTCGTCAACTACTCGTTCCTGGAGCAGGACTTCGAGACCCAACTGCCCACGCAGTCCAGCCCGATGACCATGACGATCCAGATTGCCGATGACCCGAGCCTGCCGGGCTATCAGGCGGCCAAGGCGGCCGGCGAGGATCGCGCGGTCCGCGCGCTCAAGATCACCTACCCGTCCGGCGCGGTGGCGTACTACAACGGCTACGTCTCCTTCAACGAGACGCCGACGTTCACGAAGAACCAGATCCAGGTGGTGACCGCCACCTTCAATCTGCTGGCCCGCCCGACTCGCTACGCCGCGTAACAGAGCCATGCCCGGCGCTTAGCGGCGCCGGGTTTGCCGCTCCGGCGGCTTTTTTCTTCGACCACTACAAGGACACATCATGGCCAAGCTCATCCTCGCAGTCGTCCCGACCTTCGAGGTCGCCGTCCCGATCCCGGTCCCCGGCAAGCCAGCCGTCCCGGTCAAGTTCACCATGCGCGGACGCTCGCGCGAGGAATTCCAGTCGTTCCTGGACGCGATGACAGGCAAGACCAACGCCGAGGTCATCATGGAGTGCGCCACCGGCTGGGAACTCGATGATCCCTTCGACGCCGAGCACGTCGAGAAGCTCGACCGCACCTACCTGGGCGCCGCGCGCGCCGTGCTGGACGCCTACATGGCACAGGTCACCGGCGCTCGACTGGGAAACTGAAGGAGGCTGCGGGCGCGCTCTATGAGCCCGCAGCTTCTGATCGGGAACTTGCACAGTGGGGGATCTCGCGCGCGGACATCGAGCAGACCGTCGAGGTATGGCCGGAGAACTTGGAGTCGGTGCAGCTATTTGCCGCCATCGGCACCCAGTGGCGCGTGGGCGCGGGCGGGGCGACCGGCCTGGACTACACCGCTGTGCTGGCCGTGATTCGCTCGATGCGCCTGCCGCGCGCGCGGGCAGATGAGTTGTTCGCCGACGTGCGAATCATGGAGCGCGCTGCGCTCAACCAGATGGCGGCAGACGCCAAGACCACGAAATGAGGAGCCCCTGTGGCCGATGACATCGCCCGCGTAGGCGTAGCGTTCGACACGACCGACATCGAGCGCGGCAACGCTGCACTCGACACGCTCGCCAACAAGGGCGAGAAGGTCGAGTCGTCGCTCGGCAAGGTCGAGAAGTCGGCCGCGTCTGCCGGCAAGAGCATCGGCAACCTGGGCGGCGCGTCCAGTGGCGGCATCGCTGCGGCGTCGGCTGCCAGCGAGCGCGCAGCCGGCAGCATGGACAAGCTCGGCCAGGCCAGCCAGCGAGCTGGCCGCGACCTGTCCGGCGCCGCCGATTCTGTCAAGGGCCTCGGCGCGCAGGTTTCCTCGCTCGACGGGTTCGTCAAGGGCGCCATCGGCGCGCTCTCGGTCGGCGCCGTCATCCAGCTCGGCCGCGCGTTCCTGTCGGTCGCCGATGACGTGACCACGCTGCGCACGCGGCTCGCGCTGTCGTCGCAGTCGGTGGCTGAGGCAGGCGCGGCGTACAACGGGCTGCTCTCCATCGCCCAGCGCGCGCGGGTGTCGTTCACGGAGCTCGGCGGCACCTACGCGCAGATCGCCCGCAGCACGCAGGAGCTCGGCCTGTCGCAGGATCGGCTGCTGCGCGTGACCGAGACCATCGCCAAGTCGATGACGATCTCTGGAGGCTCGGCGGCCTCGATGCAGGCGGCGCTCACGCAGCTGTCGCAGGGCTTCGCGTCCGGCACGCTGCGCGGCGAGGAGCTCAACAGCATCCTCGAGCAGACCCCGAGACTGGCGCAGGCGATTGCCGACGGCCTGGGCGTTCCCATCGGCAAGTTGCGCGAGATGGGACAGGCCGGGCAGTTGAGCGCGGAGCAGGTGATCGGCGCACTGGAGCGAACGAGCGCGACCATCGACGCGGAGTTCTCGCGCACTGCCACGACCGTCTCCCAGGCGATCACGGTCCTCGGAAACTCGATGAGCAACTTCGTCGGGATACTGAACGAGTCGAGCGGGGCGTCGAGCGGCGCGGCCGGCGCGCTGCTCGGACTGGCCAGCGCAGTGGACGCCTACGGCGCGGCCATGCAGCGCAACCGCGAGTTCTACGACAAGAACCCGGAGCTCGGCGGCTTCTTCTACAACGCCCGCCGGCTGATCTCGTCCGACTTCAGGGCGTCCGAGGATGCGCGACTGCTGGCCCAGGAGGTCGGCCCGAACGAGGCTGTCCTGGCCGCCAAGGCCGCCGAGTTCAACCGCATCCAGCAGGAGGCGAAGAAGGCCGCCGAGGCCGTCAACTCGTTCGCCACGGCGACGGGCAACCTGACGCGCCAGGAGCAGAAGCAGGGCGCGCAGACGAAGCTGCTGCAGGGCTTCGCTGGCGCGGTCAAGGGGCTGGCCCAGGACTCGGATCAGTACCTGCGCGCCTATCGTGCGCTGCAGACCGGGATCGACAACATCGAGACGCAGTATGCGGCGCGCAAGACCGCTGGCACCAAGGCGACCGACGACCGCGCAGCCGCCCTGAAGCGCGAGATGGAGGCGCAGGAGTCGCTGAACGCCGTCATCGCACAGGCGATCCAGCGCGACGATGATCGCGCCGCCAAGGATGCTGCCGATGCCCGCAAGGCCATTGAGGAGGATCTCGCCAAGCGGATCGAGGCGCAGAAGAAGCTCAACGAGACGCTCGCCGACGAGGTGCAGTCGCTGCGCGAGACCTCGGAGGAGCGCGGCCTGTCGGTGGATGCCGTCGATCGCCTGCGCGTGGCGAGGCTCAATGAGGCGTCCGCGATGCAGATCGAGGACTTGCAGCGGCGCGCGCTGTCCGCCGGCAGCGAGGCCGAGCGACTATCCATCGAGCAGACGATCACGAGCCTGCGCGAGCTGATCGAGCTGCGCGGCCAGGACGTTGAAGGAAAGGTGGCCGACCGCGCAGCGGATGGCGCGTCGCGCGCCGCTGATCGCGCGGCTGACCAGTGGGCCCGCACTGCCGACCAGATCGGCCAGTCACTGTCCGACGCCCTGATGGACGGCGGCAAGTCGGCAAGCGAGTACATCGAGGGCCTGTTCCGCTCGATGGTGCTGCAGCCCATGATTCAGGGCTTGGTCGTCAACCCAATCACGCAGGGCATCGGGCAGGCCTTCGGCGGCGCCGGCGCGTCGTCCTCGGGCGGCATGGGTGGCATGGGCGGCGTCCCCGGCATGGGCAACATGGCCGGCTCCGCCGCGCTGTGGGCCGGCTCGGCGCTCGGCACTGGCACGGCGCTGGGCGGCTTTGCCACGGGCATCGGTACAGCGCTGTCCAGTGGCGCCGGCACCGCTGCCACCTGGGCGGCGGGCTCGTCGCTTGCCGGCACCGCTGGCGGCGCGGCTGCAGGCGCGGGCATGATGGCAGGAGCTGCGATCCCGTACGTCGCCGCCGCAATCGCCCTGTACTCGCTACTGTCCTCCGGCGGCGAGCGTCGCGCCGGCTCCACCTACGGCTACAGTGCGTCTGCGCTGGACTACGGCCAGGGCCTGCAGGGCATCTGGTCCGATGAGGTCGCCGGCAGGATTGGCGCAGGCCAGACCCGCTTCATCGGCGGGCCGAGTGGCGGCGAGATCGGCGGCGACGTCGTGCGTGAGTCGGTGGCCGCCACCGTGGGCGGCATCAACGACCTGTTCGAGCGGCTGGGCTCCCCCGACCGGATCGACCAGTTCTGGGGCAAGCTGGAACAGAGCGAGAAGGGCCGCGGCGGCGTCTTCGCTGGCGGCGCGCTCACCTCGGGCGCGAGCTTCGGCGAAGCGAGCTGGGAGTCTGGCACCTCGCGCACGCTGACGACCGAGGAGGCCACCAGCGCCTTCGCCCTCGACCTCCAGCAGTCCGTCGTCCAGGCGCTGCAGGCCGCGACCGACATCCCGGCGAGCATCAGCGACCTGCTGTCTGGCATCGACGCCGAAGCGCTGACGCAGGAGCAGGTGGGCGCGCTGCTGCAGTCCGTCGAGTCGATCGTCAGCGTGACCGCTGCCATGTCCGCGCTCGGCGTTCAGGCCGATGCCGTGACTACTGCGATGCTCGCCGCTGCGGGCGGCGCAGACACGCTGTCCAGCGCTGCAGCGAGCTACTACCAGGGCTACTACAGCGAGTCCGAGCGGGTGGGCGCGCTCTCCGAGCAGCTCGCCGGCCAGATCGGCGCGCTGGGCCTGGAGATGCCTGGCACTAGAGACGAGTTCCGGGCGCTGGTCGAGTCGCTGGACCTCACGACCGCGCAGGGCCAGTCGGCCTACGGAACGCTGCTCACGCTCTCGGACGCGTTCGGCGTCGTGGCCGATTCTGCTGCGTCTGCGGCAGACGAGAGTCTGCGCGCGGCGCAGGAATCGGCGCGCGCGGCGCAGGAATCGGCGCGCGCGGCGCTCGACGCGCAAAGTGCGGCGATCGAGGACGAAATTGCAGCGATGGTGCGGGCCTTCGGCGACCTTGAGGGCGCGATGAGCGCGCTCGATGCGCCGGCTGAGAATATCGTCGAGCAGTGGCAGTCCGCATCGCAACAGCTCGCCGACATGACGCGCGAGCTGGATCGCATCCTGGGCACAGGAGAAGCCGGCCCGTTCGATGCGCTCGCGCAGACGGTGGCGTCTCTGGCGAGCGCCAGCCGTGGCATCGAGGCCATCGACCAAATGCGGTTTGGTGTGGCGACCTCGGCCGCCTCCGATCAGAGCGTCGAGCTGATGGCACAGCGCGAGCGCGAGCTGTTCGCCGAGCTGCGCACCGCCGCCGACCCTGCCGCGGTCGCGCAGGAGCTTGCGCAGGTTGCGCTGGCACGGATCAAGATGGCCGGAGACCTGTCTGGCCAGGTGCTCGCAGATGAGTATCGGGAGCAGTACGAGTCGGCGCGGGCGGTGCTAGATCTGCAGCGTGAGTCCAGGGACGAGCAGATCAGCGCCTTGCGCGAGCAGATCAGCGCAGCGGAGCAGATGCGCAGGATCATCGGCGGCATGCGCGGCGTGATCGACGATCTGCTGGTCGGGGACTTGTCCGCGCTCGGGCCAGAGGGGCGACTGGGCGCCGCGCGGCAGTCCTACGACAGGACGCTTGCGGGGGCCCGCGCTGGCGACGTGTCCGCGATGTCCGAGTATGCGGATGCGCTGCGCACGTACCTCGGGCAGTCGCAGAGCTACTACGGCGGCGCGACCTCTGAGTATGCGTCGGCGTTCGCCGCTGCATTGGCCGAGGCAGAGGGGCTGGCCGGGACGCAGGTTAGCGACATTGAGCTGCTCTCGTCTCAGCTAGAGACGCTCCAGAGCATGGACATCGAGCAGGCCGAGATGCGCCGGACGGTGATCGACACCAGCGCCGAGCAGCTCGCCGCGCTCGACAGTATCGGCGCGGCCCTGCGTGAGCGAGAGTCTGCGCTGCAACAACGGCAAGATGAGCAGGCGTCCGCGGCGCGCCAGCAGGTTGATCTGCTGAGCGCGATTGTCGAAGGCCAGGAGGCGGAAATCCGGCAGCGCGCCGCGGCCATGCAGGCTCTGCAGGAGCAACTCGCCAAGCTGCAGGACCAGATCGGGCGCATCCAGTCGAGCGTCGAGTCTATCGAGGTGGCGGCGTGATCCGGTACGTGGCCGAGGTCGAGGTCATCGTGGGCGGAGTGCCGACGACGCACTATTTCGGCACTACCGGGTTCGCAACCCGCGGCACGGACACGCCTGCGCACACGTACGTCTCCGGTCGGCTGGTCTCGCCTGGATGGATTCAGCGATCGCTGTTTTCCGGATCGCGCATGACCGGAGCCGTCCGGCCGTCGTATGGGGCGCTGGAGCTCGCCAACGCGGATGGCGGGCTAGATGCATGGATCGGCCATGCGGTGTCTGGCGGCCGGGTGACGGTCCGGTATGGAGACGAAGACGCGGCGTACCCGGCCGGTTACAGCACTGTCTACGTCGCGTACATAGAGCGCATGCAGGCCGACCTGGAGTCCGTCAGACTGATCCTGCGGGATCGACTGGCGCAGGCGCTGGACCAGCCGATGGTCGCGCAGACGTTCAGCGGAGCGGGTGGCCTTGAGGGGACTACGGGCTTCGCCGGCAAACTCAAGCAGGCGGTGCTCGGTGATCCGGGCTACGTGCCGCCGATCCTGGTCGATGCCGCCAAGCAGCTATGGTACGTCCAGAGCACAGGGCCATATTATCTCGCGGCGCTGCTGCAAGTGTACGAAGGTGGCGTGCAGATCACGCGGGGCACCGACTACGCCTCGTCGGCCGATATGCTGGCGACCACGCCGTCACCCGGTGAAGCGCGGTTCTGGGCGCCAGCCTCCGGGCCGGTGTACTTCCGGCTTGGCGGAGTGCCGGTGTACGACCTGCGGGTGCAGGCGTTTTCCGGCGCGCCGCCAGCGGGCGCGGGGTGGACGATCGGGATGCTTGCCGTGCAAGCCGGGATCAGCGGCGCGACAAGCACCGTGGCAGTCGATGGTACGCTGGTCGACGACGACCGCACATACATGCAGATCATGGATGATGCTTGCGCGGTCCAGCTCGGGTGGTACGGGATGACGCGCCTCGATACGTGGTCGTCTGGCATCCTGGCCGCACCGACCGGATCGCCATTGCACGTGTTCACCCCGCACAACTCGCGCGACTGGCGGCGCGACACGCCCGCCGATCTCAGTGCGCCGGTCTGGTCGTTGACGGTCAAGGCCGGAGCGACCTGGCCGAGCGATCTGGCCGGGAGTGTGACGGACGCGATGGCCGACTACCTCAAGCGCGAGCCGAATTGGGCAGCATTCGCGCGGCAGGACCCGGCGATCCGTGCCGCGCACCCTGGGGCCATTGCGCGCGCAATCGAGTCCCCTCAGCGGCAATTCATCAACGCCTTCGGGCAGACACTATTCCTAGACGCCTATTTCGCCTTGTTCGGAGTACCGCGCGACGTGTGGTCGATCACCGCCGCGCTGACCGATCAGACCCTGGCGATAGAGCTGCATGACGTGGTGCAGATCACGAGGTCGCGCTACGGGCTGGGCGCGGGCCAGCTCGCGCGCGTCATATCGCAGCGGATCGACTGCGCGCGCCGGGAAGTGGTCTTTGGAGTGTGGGGATGACGAAGCTATTCCTTGCTTGGCCGAATCGGGTCGATTCCGCGGTCCTCAGCGCAGGCAACTGGCTGGCCGGACTGCCGCGAGACAACCTCCTGACGCGCGAGTTGACTCAGGTCGCGCGCTCGGCCGACGCTACCGAGGCATCAACACGGATCGACTTCGATTACGGGTCAGTGCGCGCGTTCCGCGCGTTCGCGCTGGTGAACCACAACCTCACCCGCGCGGCGACGTGGCGGATCACGCTGGGGTCTGCGCCCGGCGCATCCGATATCTACGACAGCGGGTCACTGTTGGCGTGGCGGATGAGCTTCGACGGCGACCTGCTGGAGTGGGAGGAGTCTGGGTGGTGGGAGGGCGTCGGCGATGACGAGTACCTGCGCGCGCCATACGCCGTACTGCATGTCTCCTCCGCCTACTACTCGGGGCGGTACCTGCGCATCCAGATCACCGACACGAGCAACCCTGACGGCTGGGTGCAGCTCGGACGCGTGTTCTGCGGCGGCGGACTGTCGCCGACCTGGAATGCGTCTTACGCCGGTTGGTCTGAGCGATGGGCCGACGACCAGTCTGTGATCCAGCGCGCCGACGGAGGGGGCGAGTTCTACGACCCGCGCCGTCGGTCCAGAGTGGCGCAGTTTTCGCTCGACCGGATGGAGCCCGGCGAGGCCGCGTTCGTCCACGAGATGTGCCGCCGCCTCGGCACGACCGGCGAAGCGCTCTGGGTGCCGGATGCAGACGATCTCGCCTACTCGCAGCAGTACGGGTTCCTCGGGCGGCTGCGGCAGCTCTCGGCAATCGAGTACCCCTACCACAACACGCGCAAACTTGCGTTCGAAATCGGGGAAATCCTGTGACACAGGTCACTCTGAACGGCAGTACTTACTCGGACGACGGCACGTCCAGCAGGGACATGCTCAACGGCGGGCACCGCACGTACTTCTTCCCGCTGCTGGTCGACGCGCTCGTGGAGATGTCTGCGATCGAGACAATCCGGGATGACGCCGAGGATGCGCGTGACCTGGCTCAGGTGTACGCGCAGGCGCTATCCGGTACGTCATCGACGTCGATCGCCGTGGCGACTGGCTCAGTGGCGATCACGGCGTCAACTGGGAAGCAGTGGCAGGTCGGGCAGCATCTCTACGTCGCGCGCACCTCGGCTCCGACGACCTGGCTCGCCGCGCGTGTCGTGAGCTACAACGCCGGTACCGGCGCGCTGTCGCTCGATGTGGTCGCGGTCAATGGCAGCGGCACGTACACCGACTGGCAGATCTCGATCGGCGGTGCACAGGGGCCAAGCGGCACCATCAACAGCCTCGCCGAGTCGACCAAATCCGCCGGGTACACGCTGGCCAGCGGCGACAAGGGGAAAGTCATCCGACTGGATGGCACGTTCACCCTGGCGTTTACTTCCGCGGCGACGCTCGGGGCTGGCTGGTGGTGCTGGCTGCACAACATCGGGTCCGGGGCGATCACGCTCGACCCGTCCAGCACTCAGCAGATAGACGGGCTCACGTCGTACCTGTCCTACCCGGGGGAGATGCGACTCGTCTGGTGTACGGGATCGGCGTTCCGGTCCGTGGTTGCTCACCCGTTCCAGGCGGTCTACACGGCATCCAGTACCTTCACCGATCCGCCAGGGTATGCGCGCCTGGCTGTGCGCGCGTGGGGAGCCGGAGGCTCGGGGGCAAAGCTTTCGACCGGCGCGAGTGGCGGCTCCGGCGGGGCGTGCATGGACAACTCCTGGTCGCCGACTCCGGGCACGTCGCGCATTGTCACGATCGGAGCCGGTGGAGCGGCAGTGACAGGCGACGGCGAGCCAGGCAATGGCGGCGGCGCCACCAGTCTCGATGGTGTGATCTCTGTCCCAGGCGGCGTGGCGGGCATCGCGTCGGCGTCCGCGCCGGTCGGCGCATCTGTGATGCAGTACGCGATGGGCGGATACGGCGGCGGGCAGCTCGGCGGAGCGGGCAACCAGAACTCCATCTGGGGCGGCGGCGCGGGTAAGCGGACGTCCCCGGACCTCCAAGGGTTCAATTCCTGGCACGGCGGCGGCGGCGGGGGGGCAGGCTCGACCTCTTCCGGCGCGAGAACTGCCGGGACGTCGCTCACTGGCGGGTCCGGTGGGGACGGTGGAGACGCGACGAGCGGCACGGCTGGCTCGCCGCGCGGCGGCGGCGGAGGTGGGACCAGGACGGGTGCATCGTCGGGGGCTGGCGGGCGTGGCGAGCTGCAGATATGGGGGATGTGCTGATGAGGTACGCACTGATCGTCGGGGGGGTCGTCCAGAATGTCGTCGAAGCGGATGGCGGCTGGCCCGGACTACAGGCCGCGGATGTCGCGGTGCAGACTGATGTGGCAGGCCCTGGATGGCTATGGGACGGAGATGCGTTTTCGCCTCCCGCCGTCAGCGCGCCTGTACCTGATGCTGTCACGATGCGCCAGGCCAGGCGCGCTCTGCATGCAGCAGGGCTGCTGTCCGGTGTCGAGGCTGCGATTGACGCGCTCGCGGAGCCGGAGAAGACGGCGGCGCGGATCGAGTGGGAATACTCATCCGAGGTGCAGCGCCACAACGGCTTCGTCGAGCAGCTCGCGCCCGCGCTGTCGCTGAGCGAAGCGCAACTGGACGCCCTGTTCGTCGCGGCGGCGGCGCTATGAGCGCGCTGTCCGCAACCTGGTTCAAGCGGCCGTTCGCGGCGCTGGTCATCTGGCTGCTGTGCGTGATCGGCGCCGTGATCGGGCTCGCGTGGCTGACGCTGGCGATCTTCGGGCGCAGCGAGCGAGCCCACAGAATCGCGCTGGCGTTCGACCAGGCCGCGAATGCCGCGTTCGGTGGCAGCGAGGACATGACGATCAGCACGCGTGCAGCGCTGGCCGAGGTCGATGGCGACCGATGGGCGCTGGCGCTGTGCTGGCTGCTCGATCAAGTGGACCCAGGGCACTGCGCGCGGTGCAGGAAGGATCAGCCGTGACGGAGGGCCAGTAGTGGCAGCGGATCAACTCACCTTCGGCGAGGCGCTGGTGGCGCTGGCCGCCAAGCTCATCCCCGGTGTTTTTGGGTCAATCGTCGCCCTCCGCGGTCTGCCGCCGGACTCGACATGGCTGCAGCGGGTCACAGCCGTGGGCGGCGGCGCGGCTGCTGCGTGGTATCTCGCGCCCGCGATCAGCGAGTGGGCAGGTATCGGGTCGAAGAACATCGAGGGCGCGCTTGCATTCCTCGTTGGGGCATTTGCGATGGTCGTGATCGGCGAGGTCCACGCAACGATCCGAGACGTGCAGATTGCCGCCATCGCGCGCGACGCGATCCGGAAGTTCCTCCGACTCGACCGGGGGGCATGATGCTGACCCTGCTCTATCACGCGTCCCTGTCCGTGATCTGCGCGACTGCGGTATGGCTCGCGCTCGATCCGCGCATCCCGAGCGGCATCGTTGGCACGGCCTGCATCGGCGGGATCGCCGTCTTCTCGCTCGCGGCCACCGAGGGCGACCCGCCGAACTGGCTGGTGGGTCAGATGGCGAGCCTCGCCGGGCTGTGTCTGTGGGGCATCACGCGCATCGCGTGGCGGCGGCACTGCACTCGGCGCGGTGGAGGTCAGGCATGAGCATGTTCGACTGGTTGCGGGACCGGCTGGGCGCACCGAGTGAGCCCGCGCAGGAGTGGGGCGCACCTGCGGCGCGTGACACCGGCTTTGACGCGGCGTTCGAGCGCGTGATCGGCCACGAAGGCGGCTACGTCGACCATCCTGACGACCCGGGCGGCGCGACCAACTTGGGCATCACCGAGCGCGTGGCGCGCGAGCACGGCTACACCGGCAGCATGCGCCTGCTGACCCGCGAGCAGGCCCGCGAGATCTACCGCGTCGGATACTGGCAGCGCGCGCAGGCCGACCAGTACGCGCCGGCCATCGGGTTCCAGCTCTTCGACGCGGCGGTGAACCACGGCATCGGCAACGCGATCCGCTTCCTCCAGCGCGCCGTGGGCGTGGCTGATGACGGACAGGTCGGGCAGGTGACGGTGGCGGCGGTGCGCGCGCTCGACCCTGCCGAAGTGATCGCGCGGTTCAACGCCGAGCGCCTGGAGTTCTACGCCAAGCTGACGACCTGGCCAAGCTTCGGGCGCGGCTGGGCGCGGCGCATCGCCGGGAACCTCAGGTACGGAGCGACCGACACATGATTGCCTTCGCGCTGCCCTACCTGATGCGCGCCCTGCCGGTGCTGGCCCTGCTCGCCGCCCTGGCTCTCGGTGCGTGGGCGACCTATGACACAGGCCGCATTCACGGCCGCGCCGCGGTGCAGGCGAAGTGGGACGCGGAGCGCCAGCTCGCCGCCGAGAAGCGCGCCCAGGAGCTGCGCGAAACCGTCACCCGCATGGATGCCCTGCACATCGAGGTCGAGCGCCTGCGCGCCCGGCCCGCCCGCGTCAAGACCATCGTGGAGACGATCCATGTCCAAGCTGATGCTGAGTGCCGGTCTGCTCCTGAGTCTGTGCGCTTGCTCTGGAATTCCGCAGACGGTGATCCTGACCGACCGACCGCCGCCCCCGCCCGTGTGGGTGATGCAGGTGTGCCCGCCGTGGCCCGCGATGGGCGGTGAGGGGCGCGTGTCTCTCGACCTGCTCGCCGCGTCCATTCGGGCCGCGAAGGTCTCGCATGCCGAGTGCACCGCGCGCGCCGAGGGCTTGCAGGGCTACGTCCGCGACGTGGTGAGGCCAGCGCCATGAACCGTGTCTCCTCCCCGGGATTCGCCATTCACCCGGGCTTGCCCGCTGCCAGTCGGCGGCGGGCTTTCTTCTTCGTGCTGCGGGCTGTGCTCGGCCTGACGGCGCTGCTCGCGGCAATCGCGCCGTTCGCATCGTGATCCACCTTGAGCCCATCGTGCAGACCCTGCGCATCTTCCGCGGCGGCCGGCTCTACGGCGCTCCCTATGACGCCGTGGCCACGCTCACGCTCTGCGGCGACCTGGCCTGCATGTCGGGGATGCACGGAGACTTTTCGCGTGCAGACTGGCATGACATGCAGCGCGTGCTTGCCGGCCGATCCATCCGCGATCTGCTCATCATCCGGAACGGGGAGCGCGTCTGGTACGACGTGGCGACCGGGGAGAGGGGCCGCGGGCGGTTTCCGGTCTATCCAGATGCCTGACCCGCTCCTGATCCTCGACGCCCTGGCAACCGCATGGGTGCGCGCATGGGCGGCTTGGCTGGCGGCGCTCAGGCGGTAGCGCCCCTGCGCGGCAGCAGCTCGTGCGTCGGGTGCATCCTGACGCGCAGCAGCCACAGCTCCCATGTCTGCGACGGCGGGCGTGCCTCGCCGCTCTCCCACTTGTGCCACGCCCGCCATCCGGATAGACCGGCCTCTGTTGCCGCTGCCTCGAGGGTCATGCCGGCGGCCTCGCGCAGCCGGCGCACCTCCTCAGGCGTGGGTCGGGGGAGGGCGGACCGCCACGTTGAGCGGCGGGGGTGGGTTGTCACGGCATCGTCCCGCGTACGGTGACGGGGGCGCCGTCCTCGTAGATGCACAGCCACGCGCCATCGTCGATGTCACGGTCCTCGCGGTCACTGTCGAACTCGGCCCATTCGCCGTCTGCGATGGCGGCGGCGATGGCCTCGGCCTCGCTGTCGTACTCGGTGTCGCAGTGGGTGGCGTCGGTGCGGTAGGTGTAGACGCCGTCGACTTCTTCGATGATCCAGTCGGCCATCGTGCCGACAGTGCTATTGCCTTCGGTGTCCACGCCGTCGCCGCACTCGGCGACCATCGCGGCAAAGGCTTCCTCGGCCGTCTCGCCTGCGTACACGCCGAAGTCGGCGCCGGCCTTGCTGGTGATGCGGTAGCTGTTGCTCATCTCACTCTCCTGCCCTGATCCCCGAGGCGCGGTGCACTCGTCGAGCGCATGAGACACACTGTATATGCCTCGCAGTCATAGCGCAAGTACTTTCGTCGGCCGTATAGGTCGCGGCGTGACTGGGCGGTAAGGAAGTGTGCATTGCGGCTTGGGTGAGGATGCTCATTCAGCCCTCCCTCACCTGACCCGCACCAGCCACAGCCCGCACCAGGCATAGACCGCGCGCGGCGCTCGCATGATCCTCCGCTTGCGTTGGCGCATGGTCATGGCCGGTATTCCTCCCCGGGGTCAGCGTACTGCCCGGCACGAGCCAGCGCCCACCCGACGATCCCGGTGCCGGACGGCGGATAGGGCCACGCCATGATGAAGCGGTAGCAGAGCCAGCCGATGAGCGTTCTCATGGAAACCTCTGCTCGCACCCGCACCGCGCGCAGTACGCACCCTCGCGGTTGATCCTGAACAAGTCGTTGCCGCAGCCGCATTCCCATCGCTCGTCGCCGGCCTGGACGGGTCCGGTGCGCCGGCCCATCTCAAAGCCGCAGGACTGGCACTCCAGCCACACCACGCCGACCGGCGACACGGCAGCCCACTTGTGCGAGCAGCCGAGACATTGCGCAGGGCCGGAGAGCCAGCCCTTGCTGCGATCTTCGATGCTGATGATTTCGGCGGTCATCCCACCCACCTCCACACCAGCCAAGCCAGCCCCGCCAGCCCGCAGCCGGCGAGGACGATCAGCGCCCACCGGCGGACGGTGAGCAGCTTGCGGGTCAGGTCATCGAGCATCGGTGTTC